TTACTGGTTACTTTTAATCGCATTTTCAAAATCGGATTCGGACCAAATTGTAATTCCCAACTGTTGCGCTTTGTCCAATTTAGAACCCGCATCCGTCCCGGCCAAAACAATATCGGTTTTTGCGGATACGCTGCCCTGGACCCGCGCCCCCATGCGTTCCAAAATTTCGCGTGCGGCATCACGCGTATAATTCGCCAACGTCCCGGTCAGCACAATCTTTTTCCCCGCCAACGGTCCATCAACAGGCGCATCCGACGGCGAAATTTCGGCAATACGAACCTGTTGTAACAATTCATCCAATACGGCACTGTTATGCGAATCTGCAAAAAATGATGCGATTTCGTCGGCCATAACATCACCAATACCGTCAATTTGTTTCAATTTCCATACCGGTGCCGCCCGCAATGCGGCCAGACTGCCAAACGCACGCGCCAATATTTTTGCGGTGACTTCACCAATTTCAGGTATGCCGATGGCAAACAAAAATCTGTGCAAATCGATATCGCGCGCATGTTCAATTGCGGCGTTTAAATTAGAAACAGATTTTTCCCCAAATCCATCCAATTGCTTTATTTCATCGCCATGGCGCGAAATTAGTGTAAATATATCGGCGGCATTTTTAATCCAACCACGCGAAATAAACAATTCTAATTGTTTTGTCCCCAGACCTTCGATATCAAAACCCTTGCGCGAAACAAAGTGTTCCAATTCACCAATACGTTGCGCCGGACACCCCAGTGAATTTACACATCTGCGGGCGACCTGGCCCGATTCCTGGATTACATTACCGCCACATACGGGGCATTTATCCGGGAATATAAACGTCGTTGCATTCGGGGCAGATTCCGCAACACCAACAATTTGTGGAATAACATCACCGGCACGTTGAACAATAACCTTGTCACCGATATTTATGCCCAATCGGGCAATTTCATCCGCATTATGCAATGTTGCGCGCGAAACCAATACTCCGCCAATATTTATCGGTTCCAATTCCGCAACCGGCGTTAATACACCCGTGCGGCCAACCTGGACCGTGATATCACGCAATGCAGTTATACCGCGGGCGGCCGGGAATTTATATGCAACCTCCCACCGGGGGCTGTTTGCACGCGCGCCCATATGTTCCTGTAAATCAACACTGTTAACCTTTATCACCAAACCATCAATATCAAATGGAATATCGGCACGTGTTATCATTGTGTCGTTATAAACGCGTTGAATTTCATCCATGCTGTGCGCATGATGCGCCCAACGACGCGTGGTTTTAAATCCCCATGATTCCAATTTATCAAAATATTCCGATTGTGTTGCCCAATTGCGCGATGACAATTCCCCATACGTATATGCAAATGCCGACAATCGACGTGCCGCGGTCACCGCCGGATTTAATTGCCGCAATGATCCCGCCGCCGCATTACGTGGATTTGCAAATATCTTGTCACCCGTGACCACAGCAGACGCATTTAACGCCAAAAAATCATCGCGCATCATGTATACTTCGCCACGAACCTCTATAACATCTGGAAAATCACCACGCAATTGATGCGGAATGTCCGCGATTGTGCGCAAGTTTTCGGTTATATCTTCGCCGGCGATACCGCTGCCACGTGTCAAACCGCGTACTAATCGCCCATGTTCGTATCGGGCAGCATATGATACACCATCAACCTTTAGTTCAATAAAAACATCCTTGTCCGCCAATTTGTTAAACCAATCCGCCACATCAGATTCATTGAAAACATCGGAAATAGACAGCATTGGAACACTGTGCGGGAAAGATTTAAATTTTTGCGACGTTGCCGCGCCAACGTGTGACGATGCCCCATTTAACGCCAATTGCGGGTATTCAGATTCAATTTCCAATGCGCGACGCTTTGCCGCATCATATGTTGCGTCGTCAACAATTGGGTCATCGTTTTGATGATACGCAATGTCCCACGCGTTTAATTTTTTCATCAAATCGGCGTGTTCCGCCAAAATTAATAAATCAGGTGTCTTGCTCATGTTCCTGATTATAAAAAATTCAAAAATTTAATACAATGGAAATATCATTATATTATGCCCGCGCACGTTCAGGGGGAAAATATTTCGCAAAATCCGTCCAACTGGTATTTGTGGCGTTCATTATTTTTACCAAACTGCCAACCGACATCCAATGTGGCTTGCCATCCGCACCGATACGCTTGCTTTTATTTAACGCGGTTATATCCATTCCACTGATTTGTGCCAATCGCGAACAAGAAATATTATGCGCTGCGGCCAAATTATCAATTGCCCGCCAAAACATATTATTGGTCAGCATACCCTTCCCCTCCTCCATTTCTGCCATTGCTTTTTATCGATTGTATTCTAATTATGATTGTATTCTTATTAAAAATCAACTAAAATTTACAGGAAAATATTCATAAATAAAAAAAATGAGGCGTATGCCAACAAATCCTATGGTATACCTTAGCTTTAGGTTTAAGTATCTTTGCGTAAAACACAAAAAATCCCGTCATATGACGGGATTTTTATTATCAAAATGATTTTACTTATTTTGTTCATCCAAACCGTGCAATAAAACCTCTTTCAAATCATTTGGAATCATGCCGGTTGTGGAATATCCGCAATCAACATGGTGCACTTCGCCGGTTACCGCACTGGACAGGTCACTGAACAGATAAATTGCCGCACCGGATACATCATCCAATGTCATATTGCGACGCAATGGGGTTTGTTCCGCGTTCAGACGCAACATAGATTTCATGCCCCCGACACCGGACGAGGCCAATGTCATAATCGGGCCTGCACTGATTGCATTGATACGGATTTTATCACGCCCCAGGTCGGATGCCAGATAGCGAACACTGCTGTCCAATGCTGATTTTGCGACACCCATCACATTATAATTTGGCACTGATTTTTCACCGCCATAATATGTCAGTGTTACAATGCTGCCCCCGTCGGTCATCAGTTTTGATGCACGGCGCGTCAAATCAACCAACGAATAAACAGAAACATCCATTGTGTTCTTGAAATTCGCGCGCGTTGTGTCGGCATAGCGACCGGTCAGTTCATTTTTATCTGAAAATGCGATTGCGTGCAGCATTCCGTCCAGTTTGCCCCATTCGCGTTCAATATTATTAAATAAAGAATCCATTTGTTCATCGTTTTGAACATTGCATTCCTGGACAAATTTGGCCCCGATTGATTCCGCCAACGGACGTACGCGCTTTTCCAAATTTGGCATTGCATATGGCATGGCGATTTCTGCGCCTTCGTCATGCGCGCGGCGGGCAATAGCCCACGCCATGGACCAATCGTTTGCGACACCAGTAATTAAAATCTTTTTTCCTTTTAATAACATTTTGCTTCCTCTATGTTTTTATTGGACGGGTAAAAATATATCACTAAAAAAGTAAAATCGCAATGAATAAAAAAAATACTTGAAATAAGATTAAAAAGGTTATATGATATGCGAGCATTCGGGCATAGTTCAGTCGGTAGAACAACGGACTGTTAAGCATTAGAGCAAGCCCAACAGCAAATTCGAGTTTTGCCCAGATTTCTGGGTTTTTTTTGTTGCTTTTTTCAGTTCTGACGACTTAACACATTACGCTTAAAACCTGTTAAAACCTGTATGGATACCGTTTGAAAAACATACATTTTCATACCGCAAACCGATTTGAACCAAATTTTGTGTTCCACGATTTCAATACTGATTTCTAGTTGATTTCAATGATGATTTCAATGCTGATTTTTTACATCAAAAAACCGCCCGTTTGGGCGGTGGTTTTATATTGTCTTTGGCCTGGTCTGCATCAAATTTATTCTGAAAGGATTTCTATTGCCGCATTTATCCATGCTTTATAGATATGTTGACCAACAGATTTTTCTTCCTTGGTTTCGGGTTCCATTACACTAAATCTTACTGTCTTATCAGCAGCTATAATATCTAAATCATATTGTTTCATCTGCTACTCCTTAACACAACGCAAAGACCTATTGAAATCTACTCAAAAAATTCTCAAATCATTGTCTGAGCAATATGATATAATGAGATTTTACAATTTGAGAACAAGATTGACGATAAGTATGCACCGTCATAAAATGTACTGGCTGTCAGGTTTCTTGCTGGACAGAAAGTATTTTGAAAAATATACTAGAACCAAAAAAAGAGAAAAAATGAGAACACAAACAACAAGTAGATGTTTAATCGTTCAAGGTGATAGCATCGTTTTATGCAAGCACTTGGCTGGTGGTTATTATTTCTTGCCTGGTGGCGGATTGGAAATTGGCGAAACATTGAATCAGTGCATTACACGTGAACTGAATGAAGAAATGGGTGTCGCAGAATCTGACATCACTATTCATGATGGCATCTTATTGGCTATTGAAAATCAGGGATATGATTCCAAAGGAAATTTCTTATATGGGATTGAAGTTGTCAAACGTGTGGACATCAATACAGATGACATAAGCAGCAAAGAGGATTTGATTGGCTTTGAAAAAGTGAAAATTTCCGATTTGAAAGACACAAAATTATATCCTGTTGTTATTAAAAACTGGGTTATTGAAACTTTGGGACAAAAATAAACGTATCTCTCGGCACATTGGTGCCGAGATACTTTTTTATATGTTAAACATAAAAAATTTCGATTTTTTTGCTTTTGATTTTGATGGAACCTTGGTGGATTCGCATCCTGTTTATCTGGAAAAAGACAAGCTGTATATTAACCATTTCTATAGCCAGGATATTTCAAGAAACTTTCTAGAACAGCTTGGTCCGTATCCATTTTCACCGTATTTCAGCAAGGCGACCTGTCCATCACGCACCGGCAAAATATATGCTGAATAACTTAGTTCTTTTATCATCTCTATTCCTGGGGTTGTAGGGGTTCAATTGTTTGAATTGTCATATGTATTTCGCCTGATGGAACACGCACCATTATTTCATCCCCAACAGATAATCCGACCAAAGGTTGTACCAGCGGCATATTATATGCGTACTTTTGTTGTGGTATGTCTTCTGCCCCCAGTGGTACTATCCCCAAGCGACACTCTGTCTGTACGCCTGTTTCCTCGTTTTCCTGGGTAACGTACACCCAGCAATACAGGCCAACTGTTTCTGTGCTGGCAGGTTTATTCCTTGGTACGACAAGCATATTGTCCAGGTCTGCCAATAAATCAGCGACCAATTTTTCTGTCTGCTTTTCCTCCCGTGTCAAATGTTCATAGGCAAAATTATCATGCCATGTGTTTGTGTCTTCTGTGTATGCGGCCGTCTTATCGCTGCGTATCTGAGCCAGTCGTTCTTGCAGCTCTCGAACTTTCCGTTGGGACTTATCAAAGTATTCTTTTGTTACAAAAATTTTCATGACACACCTGCGTTAATGCATTGTGCCATGAAAGTTTTTAGTTCGCAATATTTATTCTGTGTTTTGCCTAGATCAGCATTTCTTCCTTGAAGTCTAGCGTTATTGTTGTGCCAACATTTTCTATTTTGATTACAGCATTGCTTTCCACGTTCCGGCAGAAGAATTTCACGGTCAGCTCTCTCAAGTCCTTGCTTATCTTTTCATACCTGAATCCATATCCAGCGCATTTCTCTGGCCTTATCCTTGGCTTGTTGCACAGTTATTTCGCCATATTTTCCAATCAGGATGTTTCTGTGTTTGAACTCTATCCTGCATCCCAGGTAGAACCGGATGTAGTTTGTCCCTGGTGAATATCTCAGATACAGCCCTGGAATGGTTCCATCGCTTATCTGCATATGTTCTTTTGATCTCAGTCCTTGAATCCAGGATTCTCTGAACTGTCGCTTTTCACATAGCCATTTTGTCATTTTTTTGCCTCTTGCTTTTTACACAACAATGCCGATAAAAAAATGAATATCCAGTAGAAAGAATCAAGAAATTACAACGGCTTTATTAGCCACCCAGTTGTCCACGTCAGCCTTTCTGTAGCGAACCAGATGGCCAATCTTTACATATACCGGTCCAATGCCTTTCAAGCGGTAATCAACAATAGTTGAAACAGCGATGTCTTTGGATATTCCCGTTTTCATCCAAATAACCAATTTGCAGAATAGATTTATACTTTTCTGGTATCCAGTTCAGGTATTCCGTTATCGGCAACGCACAATCAGACGGTATTCCCGCATATCCAGTAATTACACCTTCGTTTAATGCAGCCCATCTTTCCTGTTGCACTCTGGTCAAGTTTTCTTGATTTTTATTTATTCCCAGCATATTGAACAAGGTTTTTACTTCCGTCAACCACTGTTCGCTAACTTGTATTTGTCCTTTTTGTGCCTGCTTAAACAACTTAAAATAGGTATTCAACCAAAAATGCGACATTTCGTGTGGTAAAGTTGTTGTATTAAAGTTTCTACCTAAGACAATTACATTTAATTCAGCATCGTAAAAGCCGTTTTGTATGCGACCTTGCTGATAAATATTTCCTGTATCAGGACGAAATGTACCCCTGTTCTGTGTGCTTTTTATTTGACTGTTGACAATGTCTTTTTTGTATTTTATATTATTATTGACCTGTGATAGGTAGGCATTATGTCCAGCCAGCAGGTCTATATTTTTGTCCCTAATATATCTTATTTTGTTTTCTTTAACAGCAGTATCTATCATATTTTGTATATTATCCCTGCCCAAGGTATTCTGCCAGTTCGTTTGTGTTCATCAGTTTTTCCATATTTTACTCCTTTGGTATGCTTGAAGCATAGGCTGGCCGTGGCAGAAAGTCATTTCCGAAAGGTCACATAATTTGGAACTTTTGGAAAAACAGTGTTGTAAATTTCTGAAAAAATGTGATTTAGATAAAAAAAACACTTGAAATAAAAATTAAATAGGTATATGATATGCGAGCTGTTCGGGCATAGTTCAGTCGGTAGAACAACGGACTGTTAATCCGTATGTCACTGGTTCGAGTCCAGTTGCCCGAGCCACGAATTTCCGCAGATTTCTGCGGATTTTTTATTATCTATTCTCTACCCCGTTTTTATGCGAAATTGGATGAAAATGGCTCTAAATTGCCCTAGTTGTAAAACAAAAACACATATTTGACACACAGTAATATATACCATTACTGCTGAAATCATCTCTGATTTCAAGTATGAAATCTGTGTGATTTCAGAGATGATTTCAGGGGCTAAAATCGTACCCCCGTTTTAACAAACAAATGATGAACGTACGGTATAAAATGCGTCCAAAAGACAATACCGGGGACACATTATTCTTCTTCGGAATCTTTTTTTTCTTTTATTTCCGTCAAAACAATACCATTATATTCAAAAAAAGACGGTCCACGATAATGTTTCCAATTATACCCAAGGTCTAGCATCAACCGTTTAGCAAGCTCACTTAAAGAATACGTTTTACCCTCATAAATAACGTTGGCTAAATCTGGGGCAACTACACATGTTTTTTCTTTATTTCGTGTAAATGTTAAAATCGCACCCGCAGGAATCCCATATGTTGCAAAATCAAATCGCTTCGCTGTCACTGATAAATTATCGTTTGTTATTTGAATAGCATCACCATTTTCATCAATCATATCATCATCTGTTTTTATTTCTGTTCCCAGCATGCATAACACAGAAACCACACGTTCTGGGGCTATTTTAAAGAACTCCCTGTTTGGTCGGATACGATAGTCAGAAAAAGCATCGTGTACCCTTTTTTCTTTAAATTCACAATTGTCGGTTTCTACTGCGTAATGACACCTAAATGGCACCGGAACACTAGTAGAATCTAGACTTGTCAAACGCTGTTTAATATCATTTGTTTTTCCAATTTTAACAATGCCTGGCATGGCATCATTAGTTAATACATACAAAATACCCTTTGCCATAAAACCACCTTAGTTTAAACACTTACTTTATAAAAGTTTTAACGATTGACCTGGCCAATATCCAGGTTCTATTGATATTCCAGATAATTATACGAAATAATCGCAATTAAATCAAAGCTTATGTTGTATGTAGATGGTTCTAGGTGTATCTGGCAATAAAAGGCTGGAAAAAAAATCATTCCCATACTATTATTAACAAATAAATTTACTTTATACAGGAAGGTTTTATCATGACAGCAAATGATTTTCGCTTTTTTACCAATTCTGACAAAGACTCGTTGCTTGAGCGTTTCCAAAAAACACTAAGGGGCGCAAAATATTTCGATGTCTTAGTTGGTTATTTTTTTTCCAGCGGTTTTAACAATTTAAGCGATGCCCTTGATTCTGTAGAAAAAATTCGCATTCTTGTTGGCCTAAGCACAGATAGGCAAGTAGTTTCTATTTTAGAAGAATACAGAGAACAAGGACAATTAAAACTTTCTCGTCATGATGTAAAAGAAGATGTTGCCAATCGCATAAAGAAAGAATATGAAAACTGTGAGGATTCACCTGAGGTTGAGCGAAGCACTGACATTTTACGCAAAATGATAGCAGAAAAACGTTTAGAAATTCGTGCTTTCCCTGAACGCAACATCCACGCTAAAGTCTATATCACTCGTTACCCAGAAGGAGATCGTGATTTTGGCCGTGTTATTACAGGTTCTAGTAACTTCTCTGAAAATGGTCTGTGTGCCAATCGTGAATTTAATGTAGAATTAAAAGACGAGCCTGATGTTCGCTTTGCTTTGGAACGTTTTGAAGAACTTTGGAAAGACAGCGATGATGTCACCAAGGATTACATTGAAACAATTGACACGCATACCTGGTTAAACCCATCTATCACTCCATATGAAATATACTTAAAATTTTTGTATGAGTATTTCAAGGAAGAAATCAACTTTGATAAGGAGGGTGGTTTTATGCTACCAGACGGCTTTATGGAGTTGGAATACCAGAAACAAGCTGTGTCGGCGGCCAAAAAGATTTTGAATGCATACAACGGTGTTTTCTTGGCTGACGTTGTTGGGTTAGGAAAAACCTATATCACATCTTTGTTACTACAACAGCTGCCGTCTGAACGCAAGCTTATTATCTGTCCGCCTGTGCTGATGGAAAGCTGGAAAAATGCCGTACGTGATTTTCGTGTTGGTGGCGCCTATGTTGAATCTCTAGGAAAACTGGATAGAGTTGAACGTGAGGCTGATAATTACGATGTAATTGTAATTGATGAAGCTCATCGTTTCCGCAATGAAGTCACATATGGGTATGAAAAATTGCAGCGGATTTGCCAAAACAAAAAAGTGGTTCTGGTATCTGCGACACCAATCAACAACAAGTTTGAAGACTTACTTTCCTTGATTAAACTATTTCAGCCAGTTAAACAAAGTACAATTCCGGGTATTGTTAATCTTGAACAATTCTTTAAGACACAATCGGCTCGTTTAGTAGGAAAAGAAAAAGGCACAAAAGAGTATTTGGACGCTATATCTGAAGCTTCTACAGAAATTCGCAACAAAGTGTTATCCCATTTGATGGTTCGCCGCACCCGCACCGAAATAAAAAAGTTCTTTAGTAAGGACATAAAAAATCAAGGGCTACATTTCCCTGAACCAGCCGACCCACAACGAATTGTCTATAAATTTGACAAACAGATAGATGCGATATTTAACCAGACCATTGATTTGTTAAAAAGCTTCTCATACTCACGTTATACACCGCTGTTGTTTTTGAAAGAAAAACCAGACCAACTGGTTGAACAACGCCAGCGCAATATCGGGGGGTTCATGAAGGGGATTTTGGTTAAACGTTTGGAAAGTAGTTTCTACGCTTTTAAACAGTCAACTAACCGTTTTGTGACTTCTTATGAACGTTTTATTGATATGTTCCAAAAAGGCACTGTATACATTAGCAATAGGGTCAATGTTTACGATTTATTGGATAATGACCAAGAATCAAAACTGATAAAATTGGTTGAAGAAGAAAAGGCAGAACAATACGAATCAAGTGCATTTAATGACGATTTCTTACCAAAATTAAGACAGGACTTAGCGATTTTAAAGCAGATTCAAGAATTGTGGGCAAAAGTCAATAAAGACCCAAAAGCAGACGAATTTGTTCATATGTTAAAAACCGATAAGACTCTGGTAGGCAATAAAGTTATAGTGTTTTCTGAATCCAAAGAAACATCCGATATATTGTATGAACGTTTGTCTAAGGAATTCCCTGGACGTGTTTTACGTTATTCCAGTGAAGGTGCTGATTTTAATAATGTGAAATTACCGCCAGAAACAGCACGTCAGATTATCAATGAGAATTTTGACCCACGTGAAAAACAACAATCGAATGATATTGATATTTTGATCACAACAGACGTCTTGGCGGAAGGTGTTAATTTGCACCGTGCTAATATACTGGTTAACTATGATTTACCATGGAATCCAACACGAGTTTTGCAGCGTGTTGGTCGTATAAACCGTGTAGGTTCTAAATTTACAGAATATTTTGTGTATAACTGTTTCCCTACTGCAGAATCAAACGACCACATCCACTTGGAAGAAAATATTATTTCTAAAATTCAGGCATTTCATAACACCTTGGGTAGTGATGCAAAAATTCTATCCGATGGCGAAGAAATAACCAGCCATGGACTGTTTGGACGTTTGAACAGCAAAAAAGAATTGGAAGGCGAGGACGATACAGCTGAATCAGAATTGAAGTATCTAACAGTAATACGTGATGTGCGTGATAAGGACCCTGCTTTATTTGAGAAAGTGAAACGCTTACCACGAAAAGCTCGTACTGCAACCGTTTCTGAAGATAGACCAAACAGCCTTATTAGCTTCTTCCGCAAAGGGGCATTGAAAAAATTTGTTTATTCTGATGACAAGCGATCTGATGAGATTGACTTTATGACCGCCGCCAAGGCCTTTGAATGTACCAGCGCACAAGAAAAAAAGCCTATACCAAAGGAATTCTTTAATTTGTTAAATCGTAACAAGGCGTTCTTAGATGCTCTGACACACACTGAAGAACACATGCCAACAATCCGTTCCGGTCGTTCCAATGATTCAAATATTTTGACTGTGGTTAAATTTCTAATGAAAGACACCACCACATTCACAGAGGAAGACGAAGAATTTTTACAGGCTTTACGCAAAACCATTGAAATGGGCATGCTGCCAAAAAAGACTGCTCAGGACACGAATAAAGAATTAAAAAAGCACAACCTGAATGACCGTATCAAAGTTCTGGGGTTGCTAAAAAGCCGTTTGTCCAAATCAGTCAATTATCGTACAAACACCCCGGAAAAACCTGCTGGGGACGTTCGTGAAATCATATTGTCTGAATACTTTTATGGAGAATAAGTCATGCGTATAGATGAAGCCAAACAATTAGTGACCAACGTATTAAAAAACGGATACGACGAAAATAAATTCCGTGAATTGGTGCGTAATCTGTTCACAGACTTTACACCAAAAGATGATGTATACCGTGGCACCCTTATTTGGGAGGCTTTTCGTGAGCACATTTCTTCGTATAAACGTTTGGCGAAATACGAGAATAATGGTCAGTCTATTGATGTCTTGGCCGTTTGTGTAAAAAGCGCCAACAAGTTGGAACATGCTCGCACTATGCTGCGTAATTTTGTGTCTAAATACCTGAATGGTGGCCGTGGCGGTGTTACTAAAGATGCTGCTTTGGTCGCATTCTATGCACCAGAATGTTCTGATTGGCGATTATCATTGGTCAAAATGGATTACAATTACAACGAGGAAAAACAAAGGATTCAAACCGATTTTACACCCGCACGACGCTACTCTTTCTTGGTTGGGGCCAACGAACAAGTTCATACAGCCTGCAAACAGTTTTTAGACGTACTTGTAACTGGCGGCAATCCAACTCTACACGAGCTGGAACAGGTATTTAGCATTGAAACTGTATCCAAAGAATTCTTTGAAAAATATAAGGAGCTATTCCTGCGTTTGGTTGATTCTGTCAATGATATCCGTGAGAAAAATGCACGCATCAACTCTGATTTTGAACTCAATAACATAAGCACATCTTTGTTCTGCAAAAAACTATTGGGACAGATTGTTTTCCTGTATTTTTTGCAGAAAAAGGGTTGGCTAGGTGTAGAAAAAGGCAACCTGTGGGGTACCGGCGACAAGCACTTCTTGCGTTCTCTGTTTACTATGGCTATATCCAAGGGCGCAAATTATTTCAATGATTATCTCGAACATTTATTCTATGAGGCTATCGCTCAAAAACGTCCGAATGACTATTTCCCTCTATTTGAATGCAAAATTCCTTTCTTAAACGGAGGCTTGTTTGATCCTATAAAAGATTATGACTGGCGAGGATTTGACGTTTTAATACCTAATGAGATCTTCTCAAACAAAAATCCGACCAATGAAGGTGATATTGGGGACGGTATACTGGACGTATTTGATCGCTATAATTTCACAGTTCGTGAAGATGAAGCGCTGGAAAAAGAAGTGGCTGTCGACCCAGAAATGTTGGGCAAGGTATTTGAAAACTTGTTGGAAGTCAACGATCGAAAATCTAAAGGGGCATTCTATACTCCACGTGAAGTTGTTCATTTTATGTGCCAAGAATCCCTCATAAACTATCTGTATAACAAGGTCAATTGTGTTCAAAAAGAACTGGTACAGGACCAACAGCCATCGTTCTGCATGTTTCCAAAGCAACAACTAACATTGGCTGAAGATGTATGTGATGAACGAGTTAGCAAGCAGGCTCTGGCTGATTTTGTCCGATACGGTGATATATTCCGTGAACATGAGCGTTTATCCGCTGAAAAGAACAGCGAAACATACACACATAAAATTGATGCATCCATCAAGAAATATGCTGAAGATATTGACCAAGCATTGGCTGATGTTTTGATTTTGGATCCTGCTATTGGTTCTGGAGCTTTCCCCGTTGGCATGATGAACGAGATTGTTCGAGCAAGATTGAATCTGTTAGAATATGGATATATTTGTTGCAAGGGCGAAATTCGCAACTCCTATACCTATAAACGCCACGCTATTGAGCATTCATTATATGGTGTAGATATTGAAGATTCTGCTGTTGAAATCGCAAAATTGCGTTTTTGGTTGTCTTTGATTGTTGATGAGTATGAACCCAAACAAATCAATCCGTTGCCAAATTTGGACTATAAAATTAGATGTGCCAACTCCCTGTTGAGTATACATGCAGGCTTGTTGAATTACAAAGATTTATCTGATTTGGAACAATTAAAAGAAAAATTTGTACAGGAATCTGACGGTCGTATCAAAAAGGGTTTAAAAAGTAAAATTGATACATTGTTAGCAAAATTCGCACAAGACGGTGAATTTGACTATAACATTTTCTTTTCAGAGGTATTCCGTCAGAATGCCGGTTTTGATATAGTAATCGGTAATCCTCCATATGTTCAGTTACAAAAGCTGAAGAATGACATTGTTAAACGTGGTGTTCATGCTGGTAAATCGTTCCAAGATTTGTATCGTGAGCAAAACTTTAAAACATTTGAGGGGAATGGGGATCTTTATTGTTTATTTTATGAAAAAGGAATTTCCTTATTACGCAACAGGGGTGTCCTGTGTTATATAACTTCTAACAAATGGATGAGAGCCGGTTATGGAGAAAGCATACGTGATTTCTTTGTGCACTATAACCCCTTGTTATTGATTGACTTAGGAGCCAATGTGTTTACAACGGCCACGGTAGACACTAACATCCTGCTTGTCGAGAAAAAAGGGTATGACAGAAAGACCTTGTCTTGCGTTATGAAAGACCGTACACAAGATATGAGCGTTTTTGTTAAACAGCGTGCTGTAGATATGTATTTTGATAAAGAGGCCTGGGTTATTTTAGACCCAATTGAGCAATCTATAAGAAATAAAATTGAAAAGTACGGTACCCCATTAAAAGATTGGGATGTTAATATTTACAGAGGAATCCTGACCGGCTGTAATGAGGCTTTCATTATAGACGGTGCGAAACGTGCTGAATTGATTGCTGCCGATCCAAAATCTGACGAGATAATACGACCGATTTTACGTGGCAGAGATATAAAACGTTATGGCTATGATTTTGCAAATTTATATATGATTTGTACTTTCCCTAGCAAAGGATATAACATTGAAAATTATCCTGCTATAAAAGATTGGCTTATTAACGGCGATTGGGGTGGAGATGAGATTCCTGTAGGTGCAGGCAAGCTACGCTTGGAACAGACAGGGGAAGAACATTCTGTAAACGGAGTGAAATTCAGATCTCGTAAAAAGACAAATAATAAATGGTTTGAAACACAGGATAGTATAGGTTATTGGAACGATTTTTATAAACAAAAAATTGTGTATCCTTGCATTATGGCACAAGAACCTTGTTTTATGTTAGATGAAGACCAGCATTTTCCACCTGCACCAGGTAATATTATAACGGGGCAACATTTAAAATACTTGCTCGGTTTCTTATGTTCTAAAGTATGTTACTTTGCTTTGCGTGAATTTTATATGGGTGGCGGTATAGAAGGCGAATTAAAAACAAACAGATTGCTGATATTACCTGTGCCAAGACCTTCAGAAAATGAATCTCTTTTTGATGAATTGGTTTCTAATCTCATTGAAAACAAACAAGTTGGAGCCGATATTTCTCTACTAGACAACCAAATAGAAAAACTAGTGGTCGAAGCTTATCACTTAACCGATGAGGAAGTTGATTTTATTCACAAAAAATCGTTTGTTCGTAAATAAAATCTAGTTCATCATCTGTTAATTTGTATGCTTTTTGCAGATAATTCTCTATTTTAGCATCGTTATTAGATTCTAGCCAATTCTTAAAAACAGAATCCGCATCTGTTGGAACGTATATTGGTAATTTTTCTAAGAATGCTTTTTTGTACCGATAGCCATCATCTCCTAAGCCACCACCTGCATAAAATGTTTTAAATGCATAGGTTAATATCTTTGAATGCAAAGCCATTACTAAATATTCTAAGTGATTACCTACCATTATAAAGCTGGTTGCTTCTGGGTAAAATTTCCCCTCATTATCAAGGAAAAAACGTGGTGATCTAACAATTTCGCTGTACATAATTTTTTGTTTAGCAAAATCGTTCATATAAGCACAACTACGTAATTCCCACCAATAGTCCCCTTTGTCATCACGATCAACCAAACCCTTGCCCTTAGTTGGTCGATTGGCAACATCTGTAAAATGCTGATATACCGCAGGATATGTGCTTTTTATAAACTCCTCTGGTTTCATATTGCCTCGATTTGAATTTGTGAAACCGCACTCTATGTTTATTAACCACTTGTCATCAAAATCATACCCGTATCTTTTTATGTCTTTGCCACGTAAAATCGGTCGTATTATCTCGTCAGATTTTGGATCGGCAGCAATCAATTCAGCACGTTTCGCACCGTCTATAATGAAAGCCTCATTACAGCCGGTCAGGATTCCTCTGTAAATATTAACATCCCAATCTTTTAATGGGGTACCGTACTTTTCAATTTTATTTCTTATAGATTGCTCAATTGGGTCTAAAATAACCCAGGCCTCTTTATCAAAATACATATCTACAGCACGCTGTTTAACAAAAACGCTCATATTCCCTATTTAATTATTGTCACTAAAATGTAAGGCGTATAAACAACAAAAAGGAGTACGTCATGATTTATGGTTATATTAGAGTCAGTACTGACAAACAAACCACAGAAAACCAACGTTTCGAAATCGAGCAGTTCGTAAACAAAAACAGTATGATTATAGACCAATGGATCAATGAAACTATCAGTGCCACCAAGGCATTAAACAAACGACAATTGGGAAAATTATTGAACAGACTACAGACTGGAGATGTATTGATAGCCTCTGAATTATCACGTCTGGGTCGTAATCTATTACAGGTTATGAGCATTTTACATATGTGTATGGATAAGGAGGTACAAGTTTGGACAATAAAAGATAATTATCGTTTAGGGGCAGACATTCAATCTAAGGTGTTGGCTTTTGCCTTTGGTTTATCTGCGGAGATAGAACGAAATTTAATTAGCCAGCGTACCAAGGAGGCATTATTACGTATCAAGGCGGAGGGCAAAGTTTTAGGGAGGCCTATCGGTCGGCGTAGCACCTATGTAAAACTCAGCGGAAAGGAGACATTAGTCAGAGAATTGTTGAATAATAACATATCAAAAAGCGGCATTGCTCGAATAACAGGCGTACATAGAATAACGGTTGCAAAATTCATTCGAGAACGTGTGATCTTATAAAATTTCGTATTGTTTTTTTTTCATTTTTATGATATAATAGTGTCAAGTTATATGGACGACATTAGTCGTCTTTTTTTATTGCCTCAGATCTACTGAGGCTTTTTCTTGTGGGAGGTTCCATGGCAATTGCAAAGTTATTGCGAGCCAAAAAGGCAAAGAACGACGAATTTTATACGCAATATAAAGATGTAAAATCTGAGTGCGACCATTATAGGTCGCATTTTTTTAATAAAATTATTTACTGCAACTGTGATACTGCAGATAGTGCGTTTGTCCGATATTTTTCTGAATTAAAAGCTCAAGGGCTGATACGTGATATCTGGTTCAGTGGCGGATTGGGCGGTGCCGATTTTCGCAGTCCGGAATCAATAGAACGATTAAAACAGGCGGATTTAATTGTAACGAATCCGCCTTTTTCTTTGTTTCGTGAGTTTATAGAACTGCTATTTACCAACAATAAACAGTTTCTAATTCTTGGTAACAGAAGCGCAATAGTTTACAAATACATATTTCCTAAAATAAAAGCCAACGAACTTTGGTTCGGTGTTCGTAGGTGGAGTGGCGGAATAGATTTTATAACAGAAAATGGTCTACGTGGTGTTCCTGCTATATGGTTTACCAATATTAAACACGGTTTTGTGCCACCCGATTTACCCTTTAAGAAATCGGTTTTTATGCCACAATATGACAATGCGAATGCAGTAAACATCGATAAATCAGCTTATTTTCCACCTGACTACACAGGTATTGTAGGTGTACCGATAACTTTTTTAGAATGGTATAACCCAGAAAAATTCGAGTTGTTGGGTAGAGACAAAGATTTTACAACAGATGGTGACATTTGCAGAATAAACGGAAAACCTGTTTATATTCGCTTATTCGTTCGAAGAATAAAAGATTTGCATAAATGTGAATAAAAACATTATACTATCATATTATGAAGCATTTAATTGTCTTGTTGCTATTGCTACTACCAGTAAGTGGGTTTGCATTTGATGTGAGTCAATTAAATGAATGCTCTTTTGTGACGACAAAAACTTTCACAAAAAGTGATAGTATGGAAGTAAATAGATATATTCAAAGCACACAAGGGCTAGTCGATTTATTCGGTACAAAACGAGTAGATTCAAAAACTCGTTATGTTTATCAAGGCAATGAGCAAATTGAGCTGGTCAGCGATTCTAGCTGGCGATATTTCTTTCCTGATTCATGGAATGGTCGTGGTAAAGGAAAGCTAATATATGACCAAAATGAGGTCATGCGTTCTGGTGCAGCCGGTGATATGCTTGTTGTCGCAAATTGTGACGAAGAAATTTTATTGTTACTGATTAAACAAAAACACCCAATGTCAAAAGAAGTGTATAGTTTTATCGGTATCAATGAAATGATTGATAATGAACCACAATCAAAACCATCTTTTTTTGAACGGTTATTTGGCACTAAAAAATCAGAAGCTAAGCAAGCAGAAAAATTGGCAAAGGTTGAATTATCCGTTTCTGATGAAAAACCAGCGCAGAAAAAGCAACGCAAACGAAAATATTCTGAACCAGATATGGATTTGTCACCAACCGCCTATGAACAGATAGATTTTGAAGCAATGCGCCATAAAACGAATAAAAATATTGTAATTATCGGTGAAGCTCGGGTTGTTGATGGCGACACGTTAGTTATTGAAGACTTATTTAATATTAGAATGGTCGGGATTGATGCGCCAGAAAGCAAACAAACATGCAAAGATGCGAAAGGTAAAGAATACGCATGTGGTGAACAATCTACAAAACATTTACAGACCCTAATCGGTCGAGGACGTGTTAAATGCGAAATGCGTGGAACTGGTAAATATGGCCGTCATACAGCATTATGCTATAATTCTAAAAACGAAAATTTGAACAGGAAAATGGTTGAGGACGGTTATGCTGTTGTTTCTACATATCCCCCCATCTTGTTTGCCGACTCTGAAAAGAACGCCATAGAAAATAAGCTAGGCATTTGGCAAGGGGATTTTGTACACCCGAACTGTTTCCGCCATAAAAAGAATGAGAACTGGGATAAATCCGTTTGCGATGGATATAAAAATTATCGTGGTTGGTCAACCATTGAAAAATAATTACACTTATAATTTTTTGTGTGATAATCCCCCACTACCAAAATGCCAAGTACTGCTCTAATTTAATTAAAACGTAGCTAATTGTACTTGTCCCGGAAAATTTTCGGATGGAGGCTTATGGAAAAAATACCAAGAAAGGGCAATTACCGCTAGCCCAACACCAACTGAGACAAGCATCGCTGTGTTATGATTTTTATCACTTGATACAGACTTCGAAGCTCCAGAACGATAGCACCAAACTGTATCGCCCTGAAATGTTCCACAATCAGACCAAGAACTTGGCGCACTATTACATGGGCTAATTCCTCCACCTGAGACATTACGACACCAATCAGCAGAGGCGTTAAAAGTGAACAATATACAAAAACAAGTTATAAAAACTGACAACAATTTCGTCATTTTCCTTTCCTTATGTTTTTGTTAATTATATACATAGCAACTATTTACTTCTGTTGCAAGTGTTTTAACTGTTAATGTAAGAAATCTAAAACCTTTGCATCATAGAAAATTCTATACCCCATTTATCAAATTCACGTTGCCATATATTTGAATCACGGCGCATATAACTAAATGTGAAAGTTGGAACAAAATTCCATACCTCCAATTTACTATTTGAAATTGATACCGCATACCTTTGTGTTAAACTGCTTTCTGCAATTTGTTCAAACTTTCCGTCTTTTACAACCCAGCGCATATCATCATAATCCTGCAAATACGCAGATACATCAAAATATACATTGAACTGTGCCGGCAAATCTATCCCAAAACCTATTCCTAAACTTGGTCGCCAATTTGAATACACTCTATCCTTTGTAACCTCTCTTGCAACCCCTAGTCGCAACATTACATATTTTGAGGAATCAAACGAATGTATAAAGCGACTTGTAGCGTCATACGTTTGACCATCTAAAATCAATCCAAAATCATCGTATGTATTATCACTAACAAGAAGCGACAGTTGCCCAGATGTCTTACGTGTAAAATCATAGTTTATATTTAAACGCCCACCAGCAGACCAATTATAAGGGTTCCAACCATACCACCGCCTGCTTGCCGTTGCAGCAAACCATATATCACCGTTTTCCCATACATACCTTGGTCCTGAACTTACAAATAATAACAAGTCATCAAAATCGTGCTTATTATAGATGTTTGCATAAATATTCGCATCCGATTTCCAACGCCACTGTTCTGACAATCGAAACTCGTAATCACCACCTAAAACGAAGTTAAAACCAACTGCTTTTTCTGGCTCAGGTAATTGTCTACATAATGGTCCAAAAATCGTATCGACACATTCTTCCCCACCAACAGAAGTGTTAATATTATTATCTGGTGCCATGCCTAAGTTTAAATACACATTCCAGTTTTTGTTCTGACGAATTACGTATCTCATATAATTCATCACATTTTTTATATCGTCTGGTAAGTCTTTACCTGCCATGGCACGACGTAACTGATAATCCGCCTGACGCCATTGTTTTGTATTCATATAGCAAATTGCTAATTCAAATCGAACTCTTGCTAAATCTGGATATTTATCAAGAATCTTGCGATATATCTTTATTGCCGTTTCATAATCTTTGTTCGCAGCAGCAACACGCCCACGTAAGAAATTTTGTTCAATATTTAATGCAACATTATTCGCTTCAGGCAACTGCTTTAATATCTCATCTGCATCTTTAATATTTCCAGAATCTATCAAAGCACCCGTTATTTTTAGGGCATCAACCATAGAAACAGTAACTTCATGTTGTTTTTCGGAACCAACATTCTCTGCCCAGCATACTTCTGGCAATAAACAGACAATAATTGCAAGTATAGCTTTTCTCACTATATTACACCAATTTTTATTAAAGATATTCTAAGTATATGTTAATTTTTATTACATAAATATCAATTGTATTTTTACCAATAACATACAATCTTTTACAGAATGTATAGACTAGTTCTAGGCCAATTGCACATCACAATATCGTAGTAAAAAATGATTATTGAGTCTTTTTTCAATTACTTTGCCCCAAAAGCAATGTCCAGTTTTATATCAGTTTCATGCTCTTGAAACTGAAGCAAACCATTTGCCTCTGTTGGTATACCATTTTCTGGGTTCGGAGCGTAATAATTCACATTCATATTTGCACCAGACATAATAATATTCCCGTTTGCATCTGGTTGAATTCCAAACTTTACTAAATCTTCCTTATTTTTATAGTTACTAAACACAATTGTACCAGTAGCATTATCTTGCACATTTATATCGTACCAATTCCCAAACGTGGCTCCAAGACTACTAATACCGCTTGCACTATCAAAACGAAGAGTTGCCTTGCCATCTAAAACAACTGTAGCAGAATTCGAACTGGCTTGTCCAACCGCTCTTCCTGTAAAATTTACATTAGTAGCAATTTTTGAAGTATCAACTCTATTTGCAGCACCAACATCTATAAAAGGAATATTTTCACTTATAATATTTTGTTCGCCTGTGATGTTTATTTTATCTATTTTATACGTTCCAAAATTAGAATACGACAATCCCAATTCTTTTCCTAGAGAATCATATTCTTTTATATCTTCAATGTTTATTTCGTCTACATATCTTAAACCAGAAACCCTACGAGACGGTCTTCCTCCAGTATCTTCTTTAGGCACATAGTCTGTTTTATCGCCACGATCGTCATTTGGTGAACGTTCCGAACTATCACCTCTTCCATCACTAGGCACATAATTTGTACTATTTCCTCGACCATCTGTCGGATTACGTCCCCCAGTGTCACCCCGATCATCTTCTGGGGTATGTGGCACCTCGCCACGATCGTCACTTGGTGTACGACTGGCAGAGTCACCGCGACCATCAGTTGGAATATGTGGACTGCAACCGCGACCGTTATCTACACAAGTTGGTGTATACCCCCCACCACCGCCACCACAGGCGCTTAACAATATAGCAACCATTAAACAAGCTATTTTGTTCACTTTTCTCTCCGGCACTGTTCTATGTGGAGTCTACCCCTCTCTCCACAATAATAACATAAAACAGCTGTATAAACAAGAGTTATTAAAAATAAAACGGCCAATTCAAGAACAATTCGTCTATTATGTGAACGTTCTGATTGACCGTTTTTATCGTTCATTTAAAATATTAGCGGACTTTTTCTTGTGCCTTTCTTAGTTGTTCCAGTTTAAGCAACCAAACCGCACCTGTTCCACCTGCGCCACCGGCACCGCCCTGACCATTGATACCTCTTCCTGGCGAAGTTGGATTGGCACCATTTTGTCCTGATGTCCAAGCACCGCCGCCGCCACCACCTTTTCCGCCAGCAACACCCGTCATACTTGGTCTGCTTGCTGGGGCTGTACCGTTAGAGCCGTTTCCACCGGAAATATAGTGCGCTATATCATTTGCCGAAAGGGTCAGAATATTGCTTTCTGTAATTGACAACCCATTAACACTGGCACCTCGACCGCCTATACCAGCACCATCAATATTGTCACCCCCTTTTCCGCCAGTACCACCCGAACGCACGGTTCCTCTTAACGTACCAACGGTTGAGCTTTCGCCATCACCATTACTACCTTGTCCCCCTGGTATTGGACTCGCGGATGGCATTGTACCAGAAGAAATTCTGGTTCCAGCATTACCTCCTGCGCCGCCGCCACGTGATCCAACATAATTTGTTCCATCTACAGAAGCACCAGGAACTCCTGGGACATTACCAACACCACCATTTGGAGAACCGGATCCCGCTTGCGGTACTTCAACATTTATTGCCCCAGACAAACGAGTAGCATCTCCGCTAATCTCAATTTCCAAATTGCCCGAAACATTTTCATACGTATTTACAAAAACGTAAGCACCACCGCCACCGCCGCCACCGGCTGCACCATCGTCACGTGTAGCTGGTCTATAGTTATTTGCACTGGACGTTCCGCCTTTTGCGCCATCGCCACCAGGTCCAATAACCACAACCCTATAGGTACCGGCTTCAAGTGTTGTTGAATACTGTCCAGCTGATTTATAACTTAACAACGCCATTTTGCCCTCCTTATTTTTGCTTTTTGTGACTATGAAAACCGTATCATAGCCTTCACTAAAAAGATTACATTCATAAATAAATCCCACAAGTTTTTTATTTTTAACAGTCAAACTTTATTCACTTGAAAAAATGCTTTTTACAGTTATAATTATTACTTGTCAAAACCGCAAAAAACAAGACTTTTTTCCTATTTTCAAAGGAGAAATAGAATGAAAAAAATTATCTTACTAATTACTTGTAATCTCTTAGCTGCATGTAGTTTATGGAATGAAGATATAAGTAAATATTCTTCAAACTCCGGCTCCAATCGTGACCCATATGATCCAAGTGTAGAAGTTCCATATAAAAACATTGCTCACGAGAGCAATAAAAAGGTTACGAATATGGTATCTACAACTTATGACCAATTAAACAGATTTATTGCACACAGAATGGGCGGTTATTCTGCTTTCCCTATAAACGATTATCAAGAAATCGCAAAACTAGCCGTTTGGCTAACTTCAGAAGAAAGAACTGCAAAAGAAATTGAAGATAAGTTTTATGAGAATGCTGTTTTGCTGCATAATGCTATGTATGTTGTTAATAAAAAATTAGCAGGCTGTGTAAATTTCACCGCTTCAAGCTCAGGCGCAGATGCAGGAGCCTGTTTTGTTAAGTGGAGAGAAGAAAATGCAGATAAATTTGACAAAGCTGCCCAAGATATTCGTGACAATGCGGATTTAATCAATCTTCAAGAAGCGAGTTTTTCAACAAATAATTCTGTAATTTTACAATTTTTGTTAAATGATACTTCCCCAAACGGGGCAGATGGCGAAATAACAAAAATCGAAGTAAACGGGACAAAATATACTCGCATTGATGACAGCAACTCATTTCAAAATGGAGATGCTATTTTAACGTATAATTCACTTGGGAAAGAATTAGGACTTTCTTACTCTGATTTTGGAAGTTACTATATATTGAATAAAAAAACGGACAAAATATTAACAAACAATACACCTTTTGCCGGTGGCTACGAAGCCCGTGAAGTTACTAACATTTCTCAAGATATTAAATTCACTGGTCGTGCTGTTGGTGTGGTAACAAACAATAAAAATTCTTCCGAGCGCATAGATATATCTGGAACGGCCACATTAAACTTTGACCAGAAATCTGGCGTAAGTACTTTAGGCGCCAATTTTTCCAATTGGTATGATATAGTTGTTCAAAACGATTCCACAGGCACAATTAAGTTTAGTAATTATAAAAACAATGCAAACAACTATGATATGCAGGTTTCTGGCAGTCCAGTTGAAGGGACAATAACTGCAAATGGTGCAGATTTAAATGTTAAATATTATGGTCAAGTACCAACAACTGGGATACCAACAGAAGCCTCTGGCTTAGTTCAATACAATGACCCTAACAGCATAAAATTAGATATGGCTTTCGGTGCAAAGTAATCAGCAAGCGACCGTTTTTGAAATATCGTGTGCTTATTGATTATAACTATATTGCTTTTCGATTAGCGAAAAACTACCTTGTTTTACTTTGCTCCGAACGCAATATCCATTTTTACATTTGAACCGTTTTCTTGAAAATGTACCAAGCCGGTTGCCTCCGTTGGCACACCAGTTGCGGGCATTGGTGCATAATAATTCACGTTCATTTCTGCATTAGAATAAACTATAGGACCTTTCCCATCCCCTGTATCCGCTTGTAGCTTTACAAGCCCATCCGCATTCTTGTAGTTATCAAACTCAATAGAACCATTAGTATTAACTAATACATCATACCAATTATTAAACGAGGCCCCAAGTGTACTACCTCCTGTGTTTGAATTAAACGTTAATGTGGCTTCACCCTTTAAATCTACGACTTGACTATCCGATGATGCAACACCAACAGCAACACCACTAAAGTCTACATTTTGTTTAATATCTTCTTCTGCCACTTTATGCATTGAATAACCACCAGCGAAAGGCGTATTATCAGCGATCACTTGCTTCACTTCACCAGAGTCTTGATATTTATCTACCACATTATAGATACCAAAATCAGAGTAAGAAAGTCCTAATTCTTTCCCAAGTGAATTATACGTTAATGTTTGTTTTATAAATGAGCCATCCTGGAATAAAATACTATAAAACTCATTATTATTCTCACGATTTGCATACTCTGTATTTTCCGAATTATTTTTAAGTTTTATACCTGTTATACTTCCTGTTTCTTCATCAACAACGAAGCTTAGTTGCATATTATTAGCAGCTTCAAACAATGCATTGCTAGCATCTAACTTAAATGTGTTTTGATATATATCATTTGAAATATAATTAAATTCATCGGGGTGTGTATCACGCCATCTCACGAAACATTGCGCAGCCCCGTTAACTCCGCCAGATTTAAAACAAGAATTCAATCTGTTGTCTACCACATACACAACCATATGCATTAGAGTCAAATTATCTGCAAAATATTGTTCTATCTCATTAACTGTTCTATTACCGCTAGTAAGCCAGACAGCCGCTTCAGCAATATCAACTTGAGAAATATCTTCACCTGTGTTTGGGTTATAATCATTCCACTTATTTAATCTATAAGTTATATAGTCAACAATCTGGCTATCTGTCCGTGACAATATTCCAGTCAATTTGGAGTTTTCTTCAACAGCAGAATTTACAAAGGGACCGCTAGGATTTGTAGGATTTCCTACAGAGCCATTACCACCTGAAGGATAGGATATTGTTTTGTCACTTCCAGCACACGCACTTAAGGTTAGTAACAAAAGGGTCAAGAGTTCTTTTCTCATAGTTCCACCCTTTTTCGCATAATATATCAAACAACTATTCTCATTGATCCTATATATTTTAATAAAACACAGCTTTATTATACGATAGCTTTAATCCGCACAATTCTCTTACTACTTTAAAACAAACCTTTCAAAAATCATTCTAATAATATACTGTTACGCCTACTTTTTTACACCAAAATTTATAATGGCGTTTACATTTTCATCCTCTAAACCGATAAAACCAACTGCCTCCGTCGGAACCCCATCACCATAATAATTAGTTTTCATATCTGTAACGGTAGGTTTTTCCATACCGAACATTTCATCTTTACCGGTGGGATTATCCTCACTATAGTTTTTTAGAGTCACACTTTGCACATTGCTTCCTTGACATTCCACATCAACATCATACCAATTATCAAAATTTGCTTTTATTTGCTCCACACCATCATAAAATGTAAGTTCTGCATCACCAGCCAACTCTAAAACATCAACTTCATTCGTTTCTACATCACTTGTCGCAGTAACTCTACCTATCGCTTTCCCTGAAAACACTAATCTATCTTGCGTATTTATTTCTTCTTTGGATATTTGTTTAATTTTATAGCCACCAGCAAAAAATGGTTTATCTCTAATCTCTATTCCATCTGACAATCTTTCAACATATACATCTAAAGTACCAAAGTCTGCATATGTTAATCCCAATTCTTTTCCTAAGCTATTATAAGTTATTTCCCCCCGAACCCCGCCAGAGTTTTCATTATATACAACCAAAAACGTATTTGCTTCGCCTTTTCTAACGGCTTCTATATCATAAACACCAACATCATTTCCCAATTCAAAATCTTCTAATACAATTTTTTCAACTTTACCATAATCGCCAACACCAAAACTAATATCTTTCACCTTGCTTACATCATCTTCAAAAAGAGCATATAACCCCACATCATCTAAATGTAACACATTTTCATCAACAACTATCCTTGTCATCATACCTGTTATTTGTTTATTACTCATAACCGCAATATCTCTAGGTGGTATAGAGCCGGAGGGAACCGTTGTTCCTCCACCACATGCAACCAACAAAGAAACAAACAAAATGGCTATTCCTTTTCTCATTTTATATTTTGAAAGTGGCTACAAATAGTGCAACCACTTTCTCCTCCTACTTATTACAGCGTTTCTAACCATGGTATATTCTTTTGAACGACTGGTGTAACATTGTTCTGTTCTTGCCCAGTTTGAGGTGTATAAGCTACCATCTCATTTTCTGTTCCAGGTTTCTTATAATATATACCATTATAATTTTTTATAAACAACGATTTTTCCAAGTTATTTCCATAGCGTATACCATCTGCTGATCTAGAAGGGTATAAACTATGTTCAGAATTAGGCAACGACGCAAAACCGCCCCAACCGTTGTATGTAGTTACTGCAATTTGATTTACAGCAACCTGTTGACCACTAGCTCTGTATCCTATAACGCCAGCATAACTTAAATCTGCCGGCTGAGAATTTATAGATGTACCAGTCCCTGTAATAGGCGCACACCTACATCTTCCAACAGGATTTGCACGATTTGACTGTTGAGATATCATTGCTGCATAAGGCACCGGTTTGTCATAAAGAGAAGCAGAGCCATTGCCAAGCTTATTAAGCTTAACACCTGCAGAAATAAGCCCTTCATACAATGGCTGATCAGAATCAACTACATTGTTATGTCCCATATAAAAGCGACGTGTCTTGTAGTTGCCTGAAATATAATATCCTGCCCCATTATATTTATAGGCGCTGGTACCAGTTGAGTCACGAGGTGCCGTCCACTTTACGCCGTCAACAACACTTCTGTAAACAATTGGAGAATCTTGTGACACACCTGTTTTCCAATTCGTTGGTCCCATAACACCATGATATACCGGATATATAAACGCAAACTTACATGACGAACTCTCATCAACAAGTTGTGTTTCACTCGTAATATCTACTGGCATATGGTAAAATTTATTTCCATTACATACACCAAATCTTGTATCTGTGTCAAAATCTCCGAATATACACATTCTATTTCTTGTGTTATTACCAGAAGGCAAACTACTACCAAACGGGGTATCTAACGAAACAACCAAGTTCAATTCTGTACCAGTAAATTTATAAACATAAACATTTGTGGTAGTAACTATAAAGAAGGTGTCGTTATAAAGCTCAAGCCCCACAAAATTACCGACTGTTATATTCGTTGTAAACGAAAAAGGACCCGCCCATGTCAAATCTGTTCCATCAAAATACGCCACATCTAATGAGGGGACAGAGGTATTGAAATACATTAACCCATATACTGCATTCATAATTTTCTCCTTTGTTTCAATTATCCTTGCCACCTATCCGAATGTATAGCACAAAAAACTATATAAAAAAAACTTTTATGTGACCAAAATACAGAAAAACAACTTGCTTGTAGCTATGTTTAATGTTAGACTTACTTAAGTATTATGACTATAAAAAAAGCAATTTCCTTTTCCGTACTATTTTTTACTATTTCAACTAGTAATTTGATGGCGTCTTGGCAAGATTTAAACACCCCAGACTCTTTGAAATTTATATTAAATCTTCGTGGTGGTGGAACTCTTGGAAAAGCAAAATTTCAGAACGATTTAGGCAATATATATATCCCCTATTCAACCTCTCAAGAGGATACTATAAATATAGGAACTTTAGAAATCCAAGAGAATTTTTTTGAAAAATCGCTTGTAGGCAATATTGCTTTAGGTTTTTCTTTTCCGTATTTTCCGCAAATAAGAGTCGTTGCCGATTGGCTACACATATCTAGTACATCTTATGAAATAACCCCCTTGTTCAATGGCCCCACAAATACAACAGATGGAGAACAAATCGCAATAGGAATGTCAGACGCAGATTTTTCCACTGATACTTTTTCTGCATTTGTATATCTTGATGTTTTTAGTGGCAACTTAAGACAAAAAAACTCCTTTATTCCTTATTTGGGTGTTGGTATAGGGGTTGCCTCTTCTGATACTTTTTTGACTTTGATTGATAAGGATGGTTTTTTATTTTCTAGCGAGGAACTTGCGCCTTTTTATGAAAAAAACGAGTTTTATCCGTCACAAAACACATCAACAAATATTACAGGTAGTGTAGAATTGGGTTTTGCGTATCGTATTACACAGCATGCATACATTGATTTTGGTACTAGGTTGACATATATTCCTGGGATCAGTTGGGCTTTAAACAATCGACTTAGTGAGCTAGCTACAACAGAAGAAAAGAAAGATGTATACAGCACAAGAAATATGTTATACACATCTGTTTTACTTGGAATACGTTTAGAGTTTTAATTTACTCTTGTACTCTTTATATTTCGTAATATAAATAGAACGAAAAATATTATCTCATACAATAAAGTTTTTTTATAGTTTCTTTAAAATAAACTTCATAAAAACAATGATCCGGCATCAAATGATGACAGATCATTGTGGATATTACATATTTTTTTCAAATTATCTAATACAAATTGTATCATAAACAATATTATTTGAATCTATTTGTTTTATCGTTTCTGGTGTATCGTTGTCATAATCTGCATAGACAGGTCTATATAACAAGCAATAATCACTTACGCTTATATTTCTTGTGCAACCTGTCACGCACAGCAGGATCAGTATCAAGGCTATTCCTAGCACGATTACCGCTTTCCATGTTCGCCAAAATCTTATTAGTTTGATGTGTTTTTTCATTTTCTTTTCCTTTCTTTATTCCAAAAAAATAAGCCAATGCAATTGCACCAGCTATAATGTAGCCCCAAAATTGTTTTATGTATTTTAGCATCTTAACCCCTCGATTATTTCTTTATCTGTGTACGGCTGTTTCCCGTTTTCGTGTTTTATGATGGATTTTACTAGTGCAAGCAACACTTTTTCATCTGCTAGATTCAATTTTGACGTTGCATTAAAACCTGTCTGCTGACATATGCTGCGAATGTATGCATTCGTATCATTTTCACATGGAGGAGCCCATCGTTTAACTATTCCTGCAACTGTATTTATCCCATACTTTGTATTATATACTTTTATTATTCTTGCCAGCGCACGTATTCCATACTTTGGCTCTGTAAAAACGCAAAATTCCCCGTCACTTGGGGGTAGTGCTAACCCAACCCAACCTATTGCATTATAGCGTATATTACCTGGGTTGTTGTTTCTTATTCCTCTTGGTTCATGTTTCATTTTTTCCTCGTTTTCTACTAAATATGTTGATTATGTTTTCGCCAAATGCTGCTGCAACAAATACCCCCACTAATTCAATATCGTAGTTTAAAAAGGCTAAAACTATTGCAGTAATACCAAACAAAGCACAAGCATATCTTCTTGCTAGCGGATTTCCATTCTGATCTGAAAACATCCTGCCCAAATATGTAAAAAATTTTCGCATCAATTTACCCCCTTTATCAATATCTTCACATCGCCTTTTATCTCGTACAACGACTCTTTAATTATTTTTAAATCCGACTCTAAGGTATCAGTTCTTTGCTCCAACTGTTCTAACCTAGTATTAACTGATGAGTGGTGAGATTCTGCCCTAATTACAAAACCTATCAATGCCACTATTACTCCGTATAAGATCCGACCATCTATCCGCATCTTAAACCCCTCTCGTTCCTGCTGATGTTTAACCATTGACTACTCCCTTGGTTTAGTTGCCTCTATACTTGTCTTATAACCCGAAGAATTCAGTACGTGCATAGCTGCTTTAACAATCCAGGTCCCTAGTATTTCTTCGGCTCCAGTCTGAATATCGAGCACGCTTTCCGCTGACAACAACGGGTTTCCTGGCATATCTATATTTAAGGTATATATACCTGTACGCATATTTGCCAACTTGGCATTTGCCCTACTCTTTGCTTGAATTTCGCTATTAAATGTTTCTCGAAAAGTGTATGTCGGGCTTTGATTACCAATCGTAACCTCTTTTTCTTCCCCGGCATCGAAATCATAATATTTGGCAACCACTCTGCCATACTTATTGCGCTCGGTTATTCGTAATGAAAAATCAGACAATTCGCCAACTTGTATTTTAGGCAGCGGAGTACCATCTGGAAATTGGCCTGTATAGGGGTCAATAAACAATAATTTTCCACCGGATATTTTTACTGACCCGCCATATTCTGTTGCTAAACGCTGAATGAAAGCACAATCACTTTCACACGTTTGGTCTATATGGTCTATAAATATGCCTTTATATGCGCTTGATAGCTCCGCTTGCATACCATATGCATTTGCTAATGCGTTAACTATCGATGATAAATTTTGATTTTCCCAAGATTTGCTTTTAGGGCTTCTAAAACTTCCTAAATCATGCAACATCGAATTTGATGCTCTAGCGGTTATAGTCAAAGTTTCTGGCGGTGCGTTGAGCTCTATTTCATCAACTACAAACTGCCCCATTGAATATATATCACTATCATATCCTAATGAAATCTGTAAATTTGCGCCACAAGAAGGAATCTCAAAAACAGAATCTCTGTTATCTAATTTTATCGTAAGTGTATCAGATACAAGTCCTATTTCATCACTGATACTTAGTGACAATAACCTTGACTGTAATAAATCTGTTACGTCTTTATTATCGGCTATGATTGAAAAGTTAGGTTTCATTATTGCCAAATTTTAATTTTCTGTTTTTGATTTTTTTCTGGAATTATCGGTAAAGTTATTTGTACTCCGGCCGGCAATACCGCATCATAGTGTCTTAAATGTCGATTTTGTTCTAAAACCTGTTCCAACACACCACTAGTTTTTCCATAATGTCGCCAAACTATATAATCTAACGTATCGCCATCAACTGTTACATATACCGTCATAACGCACCTGCTACTTGTTGAACAATACCTAATAACCCCTGTTGTTGTTCTTCACCATATCGTTTAAGAGCTAATGTGAAGGACACCTTGCGTGCTGTGCCATCCTTTAGGAAAGTTGTTTGAACTTCATTTATAGAGGTTATGCACCAACGCCCGAAAGCTGTTCCATTTCCGCTTATAAGCATTAAAGGAAGCCCTAAACCGGCTTCAGCACGCATCAGGCTAACTTGACGTATTCCACCCTTGAACTGCGGATATATTTCGCCTTGCAACGTAATACTGTCCATACCCGGTCCGACAAATTGCATTGCTGGCGTAGTACCAAGCCTTTGTTGTTCTTGCCAGTTATATTCCGTGTTGCGAGCTAACAAGTTATACGCTGCATTGGAAATACAGAATCTGTATACCCCCAATATCATCATCATGTTGATATTAAGGGCAGAATTCAGATTTATTTTTCCACCTACACTTTGTAATACATCGCCTACACTTGACATTTCTTATTCTCATTCCTATATGAGTAAAACTTAATTTAAAAAGAGGTCTATCATGAATTTTGTTTTAATCATAAATTTAACGACAGAAACAGCAGAGTTTTTAAACAGCATAAAATCTAACGGTCTGTGGTTAAAAACTGAAGGTCAAGCAGAAGAATGTCACGAATTAAATAAATGCGCCGATCATCATAGTAAAATTTATTACAGGGCTTTTTATTTTAACAAAATTGAGCCCAATACACCGATAAAAGTCATGCTGGGCGAAACTTTAAAAGCCGAGTTAAAAGTTCCTGAAACAGACGATGTTAGCGTCATTATTATCTAATCATAATTCACGCTACGTTGTTTTCGGTTGCTGTCCGCTTCTCGCTTATCTAGCTCTGATTTAACAGCAACCGCTACATCTTCTGCTGACATTCCTGGTGCTGCATTTATTGTGATTGGTGCAGATATTTCTACGTTAGAACTATTGTTATTTGCAGGTATCTTACTATGCGGCAATTGAGTTGCTGGTTGCCCCTGCAAAATGTTCTCAACAGACACAGTATCCCCAACCTTTGACATCTGTCCAAGATTGTTTGCACTCTCTGTTTCATTAGAACCAAACGCCCAATTCCATGCGCTACCCACCCAAGAGTTCTTGACCCATTCTTTAATACCTCCAAAGATTTCTCTGGCTTTATTCCATAAATTCGAAATCCAACTCCACACACGTTTGAAAACTTCTACAACAGGCTCAAACAAACGCTTAAAGAATGCTGATATCGGTTTCCAATATCTAATAATCAATGCCGCACCTATAGCAATTGCTGTTATTATCAATCCTATTGGGTTAGCAATAAAAGCGGTACCAACCGCCTTGATTATAGGTATTAAACCGACTAGACCAAGCCTAACAAATGAGAATATTGTACGAGCTTGTGTAAAAACGCTTATAATGCTTAAAACACCACCTTTAAGAAAGGTGAAACCGTACCCCAACGCAAATGTTGCCAATTTAGCAGATGTCAATCCTGCTACCGCTAAACCAATGTATTTAACCAAAGTAGGATGCTTTTCCGCAAACTCTGCTAAACTATGTGCTGCTTGACCAAATATTCCTACAACAGAATTTATTGCAGGTAATAGTGTTGAGCCGATATTTGTTGCTAAAACAGCCATCTGGTTTTTCAACAATTGAATATTATTTTCAGTTGTTGCCGAACGTGCCGCAAACTCCCGTTGCATACTACCCGTATATTCAGTTTCATCTGCAACTAATTGAAAGTTTGTTTTCAACATATCCAAACTTTCAACCAACGAGTTTACATGTCTGGTTGCCTCCTCGCCAAACATATCTTTCATGATTTGAGAGCGTTTGATCCCTTGAACTCGTGTCAAAGCCTCAAGTACAGTCATCAAAGCCTCTTTCCCGTTACCGCTTTCAATCAATTGAGTATAATCTTTCATAGATATCCCCAACTGATCAAATGCTTCACGTGCCGCCCCTGACGATACAGGGATTAGCTTTAGACGGCTTGTCATCATATTTATCGCGGTACCAGCTATTTCTGGACTTTTCCCCATGGCAATAAAAGCCCCAGCCAATGCAGACAATTCGTTATACGCCAAACCAAACGACTTGCCCATTGCGCCAGCACGTAGATCTACTTCTACAATTTCTGGAGCCGTTGCCGCTATGTTATTTGACAAATGGTTTATCACGTCCCCCACAAGCCCCATTTGCTCAATCGGCATCTGCAAAACATTAGAAAGTTTCGCCATTGATTGCCCTGCCTCATCAGCTGAAAAATCAAAGGCAACAGACATTTGTGATGCAGTCTTTGCAAAATCTGCAAGTTTTTCTTTAGGGACCCCCAACTGCCCCCCAGCTGCAACAATTTGTGCCAACCCATCAAGAGACAGCGGAATTGTCTTTGATAGTTCTTTAATATCCGACTCCATCTGCCGAATTTCTTCAGGGCTATCAAAATCTACCACTTTTTTTACATCTGCCATAGCAGATTCAAAAGCCACAGCAGGTTTAACGAGTCCGTACAAACTTGTTCCCAGCGCAACCACATCCACTATTTGGCTACGATATGCAGCACGTTTTGCTAGGTTGGCTTGACGCTTGTTTTCAATATTAGAAAGAGACGTATATCTTGCCTTTAACACATCTATCGCATTCCCAAGCTGGTTTTGTTCTTTTCCCAACTGCTTGGTATTTATTCCTGCTTGTTTCAAAGTACTTGATAATTCAGCAAGGCTATTACGATTTTGTGTATATGCGGTCTTAGCTAATAAGGCGTCTTTCTTTGCATTTCGAAATTCATTATTAAGTTGCTTAGATGGTCTTTCCGTAGCTTTAATTTGCTGTGCAAGTTTAGCAACCTGCTGTTCAGCATTCTTCCACGTTTGGTAAGAAGTCAATGTTTCATTACGCAACTGCTTAAATGCGGATATATTTTCACTGCTCTTATTCAAACCCTTTATTGCACTACCTAATGTAGATAATTGCTTTTCTGCGGTTCCAAACGCTCCTTTGAACGTTCCTCCAAGCTCTGCACCAATGATTACCGATACTGCCGTTTGAACACCCATATCAACCTACCATTTCTTTCTGCACCATAACCGCCGTTTGGTGCCAGTTATAAAAATCTTCTTCATCTAATTCTAATATTTCATGCAACGACCAGTGGGTTATGATCGATAACACTACTATTTCTCTACGGATATCACCTGCGAGTCGAAAAAACCGATGTATACCTTTTGTAGTTTCGTATAATCTGTTTCATCAAGTTCCTCAAGAACAGCAGGTGCTACATTACATAAGTTTGCAAATAAATGTATTTCTTTATTCTCATCTGATGTTTTCATGCTAGATACTGCTAAACGATCTTTGACTTTGCTACGCCGCATTTCTATTTCTTTATATTCCACCCCGTCCACAGTAACTGGGTATTTTAATTGTATTTTTTCCATAGTTTTTTTCCTTATAATCCTATCGCCTCACGAACAGCTGCCAATTGGTCTGTACCATCTATAACTCTGGTCATATTGTCTACGTCTATTTCAATGAGTCTGTTACCGCCTATATCCAAACTATAATACCGGCATGCTACAGTACATTGCAGAGTCGATTTGTCACCTGCCTTGAACTTCCCCATATCAACTTCAGTAAACATGCCTCTTAAACCGATTACCATAGGTGTTGTTGAAGTTTCATCAACCAGCGCACCACGTAATGTTAATTGCACACTATTTCCTGAAACTAAACCAAATTGTTTTAATAGTTCTGGGTCATATTCAATCAAAACAAATTGACATTCCAGTTTTTCCATTCCCAAATCAACAGAAATGGGGGCATCCATGCCCCCTGCTCTTATTTCTTCTGTCTTGATTGTAAGTTTTGGTGGTGTAACTTCCTCAGCACGACCAGCATAACCACGTCCGTCAACAAATAAGTTAAAGTTTTTTAATATTTTGCTCATCTGGTTACCTCTTATTCAAAGATTTCTTCTAAATAATTGTTGACCATTCTTGAACGGAATGTGATGTGTTCCGCCGGATAAGGCGCAGTAAAATCAAAATCAAACACTATTTTACCTTGTTGTATCTGATCAGGAGTATTTAAACTGCCATCGGCCCAACATTCACCGCCAATAATCGCCCCAATATTTTTTAAATAGCGCAAATAATTATTCACACTTTCACATACATCATCGCAATATGTCTTTGTAATGTTGCGATCTACCGCCCATAAGTGTGCGCTTAACAAACTATCATTTATGATATCTGCTGTACGACGAACACTTAAAAAGCACCATTTGCTATCCTCTGTTGCACTACGGTTACCCCATAATCTAAAACCATCTTGTTGGATTATTGTTGCAACATTATTTTCATTGAGATAATTTGCTACACAAGCCGTATCCCCAAGTGTGAAATCTATAGGCTTTGAAATACCTGATATTCCGTTGATAGTCAAATTTGACGGTGACCACCAAAAACCACGATCATTATCTGATTTTGCAATAACCCCAGCCACATGAGCACTAGCAGGTTCTTCCGTTATTTGGTCGCCTTTATAAACCTTAACCCACGGATATATGCAATATACACGAGACGAAGCAACGGTTTTAGCATGCTGTACTGCATCTTCTTTCGTAGAATTTGGGCAATCTACAACCGCTATTGCTCTCAAACGTTCTGCAACCGTCTTTAACGCCGTAACAACAGCATTTGTGGTTTCATCAGATGTTTGATGAGTAAAACCAGGTGCTATCAAAATACGTGGTTGAACTGCACATTCTGATTGTGAAGCCAGCAAACATTGTACGCCACGATAAGTACCGTCAGCATTTGTGCCACCTACTACATCTGCCTCATTTATCTTTGAGGCATCTAATTCGCCCTCTTCGTTCAAAAACTCTTCGTTTTCTGGATCTGCTACGTTAACCACCACAACAACAGCACCAGTTTGATCAAAAATAGCATTTAACGCTGCAGGTATTGTATAGCCCTCGGTATCTTCGCCAAATATCTTTACCGCCTCGCTTTTAGACCCTAATACAAGTGTTGGTGTATTAACTGGGCCTTGAGGTGCTGTACCTACTAACCCTATAACCGATGATGTCACAGTAGTCACAGGTCTGGACCCACTATCTAGCTCTATTACTTCTATACCGTGTAAAAAAGTTTCTGACATGTTGTTTACTCCTTTGATTCCTTATGAAATGAGATTATATTTTCTTAAAGTGTCTTCAATGTCGCTTAAAAGTGCCATCGTCCCTGCTTTTTGTGGAACATCTATGTCCGCCCCATTATTTAATTTCTTTGTAAATGTTTTGGACCATATACCATGTTCAGAGCCAAGCGTTGTTATGTCTTTTATAGGAAATATTCCAGTAATTGGCGAAATACCTATAACATTCTCCATCCGATAGCGTATGTACATAGTAGTTCCTATGGTTGAAATACCTAACTTCCATTCATAAGGTGAACCTATGCTTGTCTCAGAATATTTACCTATGATTGTTATTGGGAATATTGTCGCTCCACTGCCAGGTGGTATGTCTAGTACTAAATTCCCGGTAAATGTGTCACCATTTTTTGAAGCTTTTTCATTCAAGGCGTTTGAAACAAATTCTGTTGTTGCAAACTGTTTGCTTTGCGTACCAGGTTCTGCTGTTGGTCCAAGTGGTATCCCCGTAAAATTTGGTGAATCCACATCTGCTTTCTTTTCTAGTTCTTGTATTATTTCTTTTGCAAAAACCTTGTGTTTATCCCTGGTCCATGAACAAAATAACCATTTTGCTAAACTCATCTAATATCCTTTCTTTTAAAGTTTTTTTATTCTTAAAAGACCTGCACCTGGTGCCATAGATACAAAAGCCGTACTACGCCACCCACTATCACCGCCTTTGCCGATAGTTGTATCTTCGGACCAGTTTGTGTTTGAACATCCAGAAGGAGTCCTGCTAGTCCCAGTAGAGGTAGATTCACGACCAGTAATTGTTGTCGGATTGTTTATTAGAACCTCCACAACACTTGATCCAGATATTGTATTTGCACCCATTGAACCGGCCGTTCTTGTACTTCCAGAAGAAGATGTAGAAACTATTTTTGCACCACTTCCACCGCCGGCTTTTGCCGTTAAATCCCCAAACCCAGTTATATTTGCAAAACCACCATCTGTTCCGCTAATTGTTGTTCCTGAGTTTCCAAAAGTCCCACTTTTAGTTTGTCCCTTATCGCCCAAAGTCAGCGTAACTGTAGCGTTTGCGTTTAATTTGGCTATAAATTGCAATGTACCGCCAACCCCACCCTGAGCATAATGATGGTTATTTACAACTACACTTCGAGCTCCTGCACCGCCACCACCACTACCAATTAAAGTGATTTCATATAAACCTGATGCCAATGATTGGGTATATGTTCCAGGAGTTTTCGTTTCAAATATCAAAACTGGCTCACTACTGTAAAACTCTTTGGCTAGGTTATTTATACCTATATACCCCCGGACAACTTTACGTGCTAAATTAGCAACCCCGATATAAATAGTCGGTACTCGCTTTGATAAATTTGCTATACCTATATAAACATTCTTAGCCATGTATTATCACTCTTCATAAATTAAAAGGACATTACCTGTTGCTAATGTAGTTCCTGCACCTGGGTCATTTGTCTGGGTTTTGATATTACGAACTTCAAAAGCACCTGTAGGGTCTTTACCTGCAACCACTATTGTATCGCCATTTTTTGATGCCTTTTGAGCAATATCATTTTGAATTGTTGTTACAAAATCTGCATCATTATCAATAGCACTAGCTATTTTTTCTAACGTGTTCAAATCATCTGGTGTTTCCCCTACTAAACCGTTAACAGCATCTGTAACAGCTTTAGCAATTGCGTTCGCAACAAAAGCAGTTGTTGCTATTTGGGTTGTACTAACACCTGCGTTTGCCGTTGGGGCTGTTGGAACACCCGTAAAATTAGGTGAAGCAATATTTGCTTTTAAGCCCAATTGATTTGCAATAGTTGTTGCAAAATTTGGGTCATCACCTAAAGCTTGTGCCAATTCATTAAGGGTATCCAAAGCTTCTGGCGAAGAATCAACTAATGATGAAATTGCGTTTGACACAGCATTTGCAATCGCATTTACAACAAATGCTGTTGTTGCCAACTGGTCTGAATTAGTTCCTGGTTCTGCGGTGGGAGCCGAAGGCTCGCCGACAAAATTCGGAGAATCTAAATCTGCCTTATCATCAAATTTCTTTTGCCCTTGAAATGTCAAATTGCTTAAGTCCGTATTTGCAGCCCCGTCCATAATCCCATTGTTATACGTCACAATGGTGCTACTTGCATTTGACACCCGTAAAATCATACGAACACCAAGTTCTTTGACAGTTCCCTCTTCGCTAATTGGTTTATAAGTAGCTGGATATTTTCCAACAGCAAACAAGTCACCATCACTATCAAAAATACCAACTTCTCGTATCCAAAAGCCACCATGTTCAGCAGTTATGATTGCCTCGGCAACAATGCAATCTGGTTCATTGTCTATATTTGCGACCTTGGTTAATGCACAACGATATTGCTCACTATTAAGTGCTGTCTGATCTTCGTACGGTGTTAGCGTACTATTACCAAACGCCATATGCGTCAATGTTAAGGTATTTCCTACTGGTAAAGACGCCAATTTCGCTAAACCAGTACTTGTTATAATTGAGAAAAATTCAGCCATGTTATTCCCTCGGATAAATAGTCGTTGTTTCAAGATGCCCAAACGCTATACCATATGTCGGGCGATTACTTATCGTTTCTATTTCTGGTCTAAATTGATCTAGATGAGAACGTAAATTTTTCGTTTGCATAATGCTCGCATGAATCAAACTTGCCTCTTCAATAGACAAACCATCTTCTTGAAAAATCGCATAAACTCGAAATGTAAACGGTTTACCTCCATATTCAAACCATTCTTCTATACGAATATCAGCGAAACCAAAACTTGCCAGCGCACGCCTTAACGCCCCAATTGTCCCTTTAAACTTATGAACTTGTATGCTCTCTTTAATAACTGAACGTTTGGTTCCTATGGACCAATTATTATCCCAAACATCAACTGATACTGCCCAAGCCAGCCACGGCAATATCTCTTCTGGACAATTATCAGCATTATTCATCCTACTAATTACATCAATATTCAAAGAAAGAAGCCGTTCTGTTATAACGGCTTCTACATCTTTCTGTAAAATTGATGCATTTGGTGGTAATATGCTTTTAATCTGAGTCATTTATTATCACAAATTCTAAATTGATATTTTTACACACAGGTGCTTGTTCTTTATCAGTGCTTATATCTTGTTGTGGTGACAACAATTCAACTTTTTGAACACCCTCTGTATGCAAGGCATCAAAAATGCCAGACCGAGCAATCAAGTTACCTATAGTTGTATGCTTTTTGATATAAATATCTAATGCAGCTCGACATTCTTGTTCAGTAACTGTCATGCTCGGGGCAATAAATATATAAATCTTAGCTTCTATATCATATTCTACTAATTTGGCACTTTGAACTGTTACTTGGTCCGTCAAAGGTCGCTTATCTTCAGACGTTATATAATCACTTACCGTTTTGACCAACTCTTCACCGGCCGTTCCGCCATCTTCTGTAGATAATATAGATATCAGCACTTTTCCTGGTGATGGGGATTGAACGCTAGCGGATGCGACCCTTGAATCAGCCGTCAAAGTGTGAAACAAATAGGCTTTTTCCGAACCGGCTGTAGTCAAAGCCTCCAATCCCAATTGCGCTCTATATCTTAGTCGTTCGTCTGTTTCATTTTCCAAACGTATCAGACCATAAAATGATGCTAAATTATCTAAATCAGCCCCTGTCGCATAAGCTAACATATTTGCTTTTGCAGCCTCATTTATACGTTGGCGCAATAACAACTCACGATACGCGGCACATTCTAATATAATTATGACCGGATCTGATTCTAGTAGAGCATCATAATCGGGGCAACGAGATCTAAAATCTGTCAACAAACTTTGAAATATGTTTTCAAAAGACAGTTCTTCAACCACATTAGGAAAAGGTAAAAGCGACATATCAACGTGTGTCGGTGTTATCAAACTTTGAATATCGTCTTTGTTCGCTGTACTCATTGTATCGTTATCCCATTGATATTTATTATTTCCCCAGTCGGGATATATACCCCGTCCAAAGTCAGAACTATCTTCCCCGGTATAAGTTCGGTTACTGTCACGGCTGTTACTTTTATGCGTGGTTCATAATTAAAAAGTGCCTCTACAACATCTGAATAAATCTCGGCAACCAGATCCCCAGTCAAAGGTGCGTCTAGCCGTTGAAATAACCTTGACCCATAATCACGCCGCATTGGTCTAGACCCTATCGGTGTGCTTAAAATATCCATTATTGATTGTTGAAGATGCGAAAAATCAGCCAGTGGTTTTCCACTGGCTTTATCCATTCCGTTCATTTACATTACTCTATGAAGGTATCATTGTTGTTGAAGTTGCAGGAACATTGCCTCCATTGTATGCAAACTTGTGTGTATGCGTAGACAATTTCACGTTTTTACCCGTAACTTCGCCTGTTGCTTTTAACTCACCAGACGTGTTTATATCGCCATCAGCAGTTAAATTACCAGATGTTTTCATATCGCCAATAGCTTCAACATTACCATCTACTTTCATGTTGCCGGTACAGCTTATATTCCCATTGTTTTTTACTTCGCCTGTTTGCTCAATATCGCTATTTAGAACTATTTTCTTATCATCGGCACTTGGCGCTGGCATAGAACTTTGATACAATGCTGGTAATATCATACCCATTCGTAAATCACCATTTGGTGACAAAACAACCACTTGTTCACCCATTTTTAATGGTATCCATGCCGAGGTGCTTGGTGTTAACCATGGCAAATAGCCTGTGGTTATTTCACCGATTTTTACCCGTGCTTTAGCTTTATTGTAGTCTACTGTCACAACTTTTCCCATGCGAACTATATTACTAACCCTACGTAACAATTCGCTAATTTGTCTGCCTTGTTCAATCGATGTCATCATTGTGTGTTTCCGTCATATATGTAAGAGAATATTCTAATAGAATTGCACCATATATTTTATTTCCGACAATATTATGCTCAACCTGCGTACGTTTAAAGCGTAAAATTGCGTTTTTTCTATTGGGTATTGTCCAACCGTCCAAAGACTTTTCTATTTTCTCGGCAATATCATCCAAAATGTTATCCAAATCGTCACGACCACTTGATATTGCCTCTATGAATATTTCTAATTCACGGGTTAGTTCCCCACACCCGTCAGCATCCCAACGTTCTGCTATAATCTGTTCATTGTTTGTATAAACTAAAATTGCAGGTAAATCTTGGTCGAACATAGGAATTGAACGACCAGAAAATATTTTTACGTTTGGAACTTTTTTAAGCTGTTCTGCTATTTTATCCCGAATGTCTGATCTTGGGTGTGTCATGCTGTTTCGTGTAGTACTAGTTTTCTTGATCCAGGTATATGATGCTCTATATCAATAACTTGATATTCTATGTCCCAAATCTTTACATAATCACCTTGTAATGGTGTCGGATATTCTGGCGGAAAATTTACAAGTCGCACAAAAAGTACTATTTTTGCGCTAGATATATCTGCACCAGCGTTTTTTAATTCAACTTCCATATAACTTTTATGAAAGTCACCAATTATTTCAAACGGAAGAAAAGCCTTATTCTTTGGGCGGTACATTACTCGCCGCCCAAAGATTGCCATATTTGGTTTATTAACAAAGTTATCAAAATCAAATGGCATTTTATGAACCTGATTTTGTCAGAGTTACTTGACAAGCGTGTTGCCAATAGCCGTATCCAACGTTGCGCCATGTATCTACTCCATACTGGTGGGCATCGTTATCAAATTCATATTCTGAACCCTCGGCCTTGGCTTTTACTTGTACCTTTGTTTCTTCCTGACGGATAAATGCTTTTACATCACCGTCCGCTCGAAAAACATAGATTTTACTTCCATTCAAACGTGGATTTGCCGCAACAGCGATATCCAAATCTGCCAAAACCTTTACAGGGTTAGTTGCACCACCTGTAGTCAATGGAACCGCCAGCGCAGCTTTGGCTACGAACCACAAATTTACTGGAACCATCACAACAAAACGAGTTGCGTTTTCATTTGTTGGTTCACCTTGATCATCCTTAAAACTGATAATTTGCTGAATACCTGCCAATATCGCCTCACGCAATGCGGCTTCAGTTGGTGCGGTTACTGTGCCAACCTCCCCATTGATACCTGCTGACATCAAATTAAAGTCTATTTTATTTGATTGTACACCGGACTTACCCTCTTTGTGATTTTCTGCAAAGAAAGGTTTCCCGTCATAGCATTCGCCGGTTTCGCCATTTATTATCAGTTTAGATAATAACAATGCCCAATGAGAATTTGTACGTGTGGCCAATTCACCAATACGGGCTTTGATTTGACCAGTTTTATCACGGCGCAAATGTTTTACAGGAATATCTAATGTAGCCTCAAAATGCTTATTCTCAATTGAGATACCGTTAGATGTAAAACCCTTAGAATGACGACCTCCAATCCATTCACGCATTACTGGGCTTTGTCCAATCCAAGCGTATTCTTCACTGTCTTGATCTGAAGTAAAATAGTTAGAAATAGCGGTAATCCATTCCATACCGCTGTTTTCATTTAAACGTTTATAAAATTCACCGATAATCGCTCGGCTAGATAATCTATTCATCGTTAACCTCCATTAACGTTTTATGGTTGTACATCTTCCCCTGTGGTTTCTTCGGGTTCTTCAGATATTGTTGTTGCCTTTGCAATATTTAAGAAATCAAATGAAACAACAGCGTTTTTATCGTCTTCTAAACGGATTATGGTTCCGAAATATGTACCACCACTTTCTTCTAAACTGAAAGTATTGTCATCTGTTACATATACACTAGAACCTATTTTTTCCTGTGTAATGCTTTCAAATTCCAATACGATCTTTCCGGACACCTTGACATCTACCTTTATATCCCCATCTGCACCGTTTGTATTATCTGCAGAATCCAGGGCAATCCCCATTAAAGTATCGCCTACTTGAAAAGAACGACCGTAACCAGTTGCGGAACAACCAACAACAGCACCCTTAAAAATCTTTTCACCTGCGGCAACAGAAACAGCATTACTATCCGTCTGCGTTTCAAATATACGAGTCACATCTTCTGTAAGTTTTGCCATATTTATTCCCCTTTATTTTGAATTTTTATTTGACCATTTTCTTGAGCGATGAAATATGCAACAAAAGCTTCTTTATCACCGTCAAATTCTTTACGAATTTCCGCCTTTGTGTTCCACTCGTGTTCTGCACGCTCTGTTGCCGTAGCTCCAACGAAAGAAGGTGCTACAACTTTTGCGCTAGGAGATATTTCTGGCAAATTCTCTTCCGCCTTTTTTAAACTCGCAAGGTAATCGTTACCTTTAGCTTTTTCTGCTTTTACGATTTCCAATGCTAATTTTTCGGCGGTCATTTCTGGATCTGCTTTCGCTTTTGCCAACAAATCTTCATGTCCAGCAACAGCAACCTCTTCCAGAGCCAACAATCTGGCACGTTCAGCAGCCGCCCCCTCAGAACGATACGCATCGATCTGTTCCTGTGTAATGGCTTGTTTGTCCATTTTTTGTACTCCTTTGTTTTGTTCAATAAGTTCTGCCAAGGTACTTTCATAGTCGCCAAGTGCATCCGCCATCCCTACATTGACGGCAGCAGGTCCCATCAAAACACCGCCTTGTCCGAAATCCTTTTTTACGGTTTCCGGTGCCAAACCTCGGTATTTTGCAACAGCATCTATGAATTCTGATTCCAAATCATCAAGCTCAGCTCTGATTGTTTCGACTCCCTCTGCTGTACGTGGGTCAGGTCGTTTTTTCTTTGCGTTAGTAGAAACAATTTCTATATTTTTATATCCATCTGCATCTGGCTGCTCTTGAACAGACACTGTTGAAACAACTCCTATACTTCCCAATAAAGCCGTTCTTTGAGCAACAATTCGTTTCGTTGCTGAAGCAAGCCAATAAGCCGCAGAACAGCAGTTGCGCCCAACGTATGCCCAAACTTTTTTACATTCACATGCCTGGCGAATAATAGCAGCCATTTCAGACGGTCCAACTGCAACACCACCAGGGCTGTCTATATCTAATAAAATTGAATGAATGGACTTATCATCAAGTGCTGTTTGTATATCACGAGCCAAAACGTCCAAACTTGTTCCGCCCATCAATAGAGTGAATAAATCGAACCTAGCCGTGATAATCCCCTTAATGGGAATTACGGCAACACCATCTCGTATTGTTGTTGTAAACGAATGTTCTAACGGCTTTTGTGAAAACAAAGAGAGCCCCGATTGGAGCTCTCTTATATTCGCATCCATATTTTGAAATGTTTGTGGTTCTATCGCCCAATGTTTAGCAATTATTTGCAAATCATTCCTCTTCTTCATCGTTATCCTTTCCTATGGTTTCTGTTAATCCTGCCTCCGTTCGAAGTCTTTGTTCCTTGGCACGCTGAACATGTTTAACTTCCCAAGAACCACCTGTTATTTGTGCAGTTTCTTCTTCAAGTGTTGAAACACCTAAACGAACACGATAGTCAGCAGCACGAATTTCTTTCAGCTGATCTATTTGCCCACGTGGCGGTCCTATCCACTCTGTTCCTAAATATGCAGCTCTTACAAATGGATCAGAAAAGAACCCAGGTGCTTCAATGATCCCTTTTGCCACAGCCTCAGTTATTACCATCTCATATACGGGTTGGCAAAACTGACTAGCCATCCAGATACGCCTTGTACTGAACGTTTTCCACGCCTCAACCAATGCCGCCTGTGCTGCTGAATAACTTGCTGTAAAATGCTTTATCAGTATTTCAAACGGTAATTCCAACGCAACACCGATTTGTCGCAAAATTGATTGTACAAATCCGTCAAACGCTTGGTTTGGGCGTTTTGGGTCTGCTATCTCTATCTCTTCATTTGGTTGCAGATCCAGAATTGCGCCCGGCGACATTTTATAGTCGCTGTTTTTGGTATTGGTCGGCTGGTCATTAACCCCCAGGGGTACCATTGGTGCCATTCCTGTTTCACTTTCTGTTTTCACAAATATTGTGAACATAGACGATATGACGGCCGCCATAATTTCCGCCTCAGTATATCTATCTAATTGTTTAAGGCTTTCAATTACAGGCGCCAAATATGGTATTCCACGTGTCAAACCTGGCCTTATTCTTGAAAATATGTGCAACATTTGCCTATGCCCATCAGAATCAAACGCAGAGATTCTACTAAATGCCAAAACGCCTTTATCGTGATCATCAGGGTGACGATTTGCTACATGATAGGCAACTGGCGCACCGTCTGAATCTATTTCAACACCTGCCACAATATTTTCATTATAAGTTTCTGGATCGGCTATGCGATCAGCTTCTATTACTTGTAAACTAGTTCCAAAAGGATTACCTAGCCTTGTTTTATACTTACGTAGTACAAACACATCGCCAGATTCTAAGCAAGACCGCAATACCAACGATTGCATTTCTGCAAAAGTCTGTCCACGTGTGATATCGCAATCTCGGCTATTCGCCCACATTTGAAAAATACGTTCCGCATCCGCCTCCCACTTTTCCATAGCCTCATCTGTCTTGAGATATGGGCGCAAAATATTTCTATCTATATGCGATTGAGGTTTCAACCCCGTGCCAATAACATTGGTTATTACAGTATTTACAGCCCCGCAAGCCAATGGCGCGTTTCTGAGCAAATCTCTTGATCTATCTCGTAAAACAGGCAAATCATCTAGAGACACATTATCCGCAGAACCACTAGTTGGATACCACGTTGTTGTCTGTCTTCTGTCTTTTCTAGCACCTGTATACCCTCCCAACATAGCCAATTGAGTGCGAGCTTGCCATCTTTTAAGCGCAGTCTGTGGTGCAATCCACATAATAGCTTTGTCTACAAATGTTTGTGATGGTAAATTGATTTTTTTCATTTTTGGCCCCACAAAAAAACCGTTCCGAAAAAGGAACGGTTTTTTATTTGTTTCTTATTTTAATAAAACGAATACGATGTTGTACCCAGCGAATCCGTATAGCTATCTGAGTTAATATAGCTATCGCCAACATACCCCGTCGTAGATGTATTTCCAAGAGAATCTGTGTAGCTATCTGTGTTAACATAGCTGTCGCCAATATACCCCGTCGTAGATGTATTTCCAAGAGAATCTGTATAGCTATCTGTGTTAACATAGCTATCGCCAATATACCCAGTTGTAGATGTATTCCCAAGAGAATCTGTATAGCTATCTGTGTTAACATAGCTATCGCCAATATACCCAGTTGTAGATGTATTCCCAAGAGAATCTGTATAGCTATCTATATTTACGTAATTTCCGTTACTATCATACCCTGTGCAGCTTGTATTTCCTAAAGAGTCTGTATAACAAGAAACTGAAGCATTCACACTGGCTGCACTTAATAATATAGCCCCACAAAACAACAGGATTTTTTTCATTGAACATCTCCTCAAAATTTCTTGTATTATGGGACAATTATTACAAATTGCAATCAAAATGGTGTTGCACCACGAACACGAATTCCGCCACGACGTTTCTGGGTCACTTTGTTTTGGAGGTATTCTTCTCGTTGTTGCAATGCTATAAGGTCAGCTTTCCTAACTTTCTGACCATTATAGCTAGCCTCTTGAGCACCACTTAAAATGTCCGATATTGCCTGTTGTACTTCAATTAGTTGTTCCTCATAGGACTTTATTCTTGGTGTATCCGTCATTGTATTCCTCGACTTCTAACCGTTCGCCTGTGCATCACAATGTTTGATTGCTCCTCCAAAGGCACTATCGGTTTCTTTTTTGTTTTCATTTTCAATTCCGCAAGTCTATCCGCACCCAAATCAAGATTTAGACGATAATTACGAACAAGACCTCGTAATGCCGCATATGCATAAACTCGACAATCTAAACCCTCGGTTCTAACCCCGTCTTTACGAGGGGTCCATTCTCTTATCAACCTGCCTTTACTGAGTTTTTTATGAACAACCTCATTGGTAACCTGTTCAAACCATTCTATTTCTCTATCGTATGGGAAATGCCAAACACCTGGGCCACTACTGTCTTCAAGATGCAAACGACGCATCAAAATATCTTTAGCATCGTTGACTCCTATTACATATACTGGTTTTTGGGTTTTATAGCTTTTACTTGCGGTTGCCGGCCAAATAGGCTTACCTACACCACCAACACCTTTAATTGCCCAAACACCATGTAAACGCCTGGCATAACAATAGTTGATAACATAGTCGGTATAGTGACCACCACTATCTACGCATGTTGCAGATATATGCATATCCGGAGTATCTTTGCTGTGCGAATATGTACGACAAAGTATTTCGTCCAATTGTCCCCACAGTTCTGGCGAGCTTGGGTCACCATATAAGACTTGATAATCAATAGACCAGGATTCCTCACCACGTCCCCAACCGACAATTTCTAACTCTAAACGGTTGTCTTGAACGTCAACACCGCAAGTCAGCACAACCACTCCTGCTGGCAAATCTTGCCCCCAACGTTCACGTCTTGCCATTAAACTAGTCGGATCCACTTGTTCACCAGCCATATCCTGCCATGTTTCTGCCAATTTTGTGTTGGTCCACACCTGTAAACGTGACGGGTCGTCTTTGGAATTCAGAAAATCTCGTGCAATTTCTGTCCAACTTGTCCATCCATGTGGAGAATATAACGACGATAGGTGAAAAGACGCAATTTTCTTGTTTTCTGGGTGATGGGCAATCCATTTCCCTTTGCTAAGTATCTGATCTTTTTGCCAATCGTGCCATAAATCACCGCACTTCTCACACTTATAACACGCCTCTGTAAGTTTTTTAGGGTCAAACACCAAATTTTTCCAACGCAAAATTTGCATATGCCCACAACTCGGGCAAGGAACATAATAATAGCGTTGATCACCCTCTAAAAATGCTTGTTCTATTCTGCTCGCATCTTTAATTGTTGGTGTAGACACCATAAAAATCTTTCTATTACTAAACGTGGCGGTTCTTTGTACTGCTAAATCTACTGGATCGCCCTCTGAACCTGCATCGTCAGGGAATCCATCTACCTCGTCTAAGAAAAGGTAGCGAACTGGCATAGAACGTAATCCGACAGGCGAATTTGCACCTGTCAATATCAGAATTCCACCCGGAAATTCTTTTAACAGTATCGTATTTCCGCTATCTTTTGCCCGTGGACTGCTTATTTTTTCTTTTAATACTGGGCAACTTTCAATGGCAGGATCAATACGCATTTTTGAATTGCGCTTTGCCATTTCAGTTGTTGGGTTTACAACCAGCATTGGTCCAGGTGCATTGCAAATGCAAAACCCCATCCAATTGTTTCCGCACTCGGTTCCTCCGATTTGTGCGCCTTTCATCAAAATTACTCGTTCGCACGGATTATGCGGTGACAAACAATCCATGATTTCTTGTAAATAAGGCGTCCTAGATGTTTGCCATTTTCCTGGTTCACTTGAAGCAATGCTGGACAAAATACGATTTTCATCCGCCCATTCACTAACCGTTAAATCTGGATCCGGCTTGAACCCTTGTGCAAAAGCATGCACAATAAAGCTATCATGATTCAGGTCCATTTAGAAAATCCACCAAATTTTCTAGGCTTTGCCTTATTTCTTTACGAAGTATTTCTTTAATTTCATTGATATCCGTTTTCCCCACCAGCGCAGGCGCAATTCTGTCCGGAATTTTCAACAATTTATCTCTGGCAAACCTTGCAGCTGTATACGCCTCCATTTCTGTTTGTTTTAACGGAATCAAAGCACCAGACTGTTTTTCATATTCCAGCTTTTTTAGAAGTGCCTCATAAATTTCTTTTTGTGCACGACTTATCTGGAATGAAGATGCGGCTTTGCTATCGCCACGGTCTGATTGAGCCTGTGCAGGATTTGTATTCATAGACCATTGACGGTCGGCAATTGCTGGATCAATTTTTCCGTCCGCCGTTGTTGATATGCGTCCTGTGGCTATTGCTTTACGAACAGCACCCTCAGTGACTTTTCGATGTTCGGCATAAGCTCTGAGTGATAATAAAGCCATTGTTTAATCATTTTCGTTCTGCCGCTATCTCTGCAAATGTTTTCCCAGTTGATACATGTACCGCTTTTTTACCTGTAAAGGATTCCCAACGTTTAATTATTGTGTCCACATATTTTTCATCCAGTTCTATCATTCTGCAACGGCGATTTGTTTTCTCAGCGGCTATCAATGTTGATCCAGAGCCACCAAAAGCATCTAAAATTATGTCCATGGTCTTACTGGAATTGTTTATTGCACGTTCAATCAGAGCAACAGGTTTCATTGTTGGATGTAAATCATTATTCGTTGTCTTATCAAAGTTCCATACATCTGACTGATTTCTACCACCATACCAAGGCGTAGTTATACCGTTTTTCTTTCCTAACAGTATTTGTTCATGTTGCGCCTTATAAACAGATTCAGTGTTACCGAATACCAACCATTCATGTTGGTGTTGATATCTTGCACGAGACAATGCAAACGAATTTTTAACCCATACAATGTATGCTTCCCACTTGCCACCTGCATCTGTAAATGCATGATATAGGGTGTGCAATTCACTACCACCCATACACACATAAACCGACCCATCGGTGTTGCTCAAGATGTTCCTCATAGCTGTCGTTAAAAAACCTTGGAATTCACTTCCAAGGTTATCATTCTGAATTGGCGCATGCTTTTCTTTATCGTTTTTCTGTCTGAAACTACCGTCATAATCCACATTATATGGAGGATCTGTAAAGGTCATATTTGCCTTTTCACCGTCCATCAAGATTTCATAACTATGTGGGTCACATGCATCGCCACACAGCAATCTGTGTTCCCCTAACTCCCATAAGTCGCCCTGGCGGTTTACCAAATGCTGTTCTTCTACGACCGGGACCAAATCCTCTTGTTCGGCCAAAATCTTTTCTGATTCAAACTCTGCTTTGTATTTTTCTATTTCTTTATTTGAAAACCCCAGTGCCGTTAAATCGAACTTGCCATCATGCAATTGTTCCAATGCCTGTTGCAGCATGTCCTCATCCCAACCTGCATTATCAGATATCTTGTTATCCGCAATCAACAGAGCCAGTTTCTCATGTTCTGATAAGTGCTTTAACTGTGCCACCGGAACCTTTTCATAACCCAATTCTTTACCGGCTAGCAAACGCCCGTGACCTGCGATAATTTCAAAATTTTCATCGACAAGGATAGGATTTACCCATCCGAACTTCATCATAGACGTAGCAATCTGCTGTATCTGTTCCTTGCTGTGAGTACGAGGATTTCGTTCAAATGGTTTAATCTTATCAATATCTACATATTCAATGCCAAGAACCAATTCTTTGAAATCTATTTTCATGTTTTATCCTTTGATAAAAATGCGTACCAGCAGGTACGCACATAGCCCCTTGATTTTACTTTATAACCATATAAAAATGCGTACCGTGCGTACCATTTTTTTAACCCAGTGTCTAGCGAAGTGCTGCGCTCGCCGTTACCCTCGTTAGAAAAAAATCCCGACAGAACCTATTTTTATGGGGTGATATTCTTTAAATTCTCGTCAAATATTCGTTGAAATTGTGTGGTGGCTATCTCTGTGCCAATTTCTAACATCTGCAACCTCTTCGGCACACGTGCAAAGTCTTTAAGATGGAATAGAATTTCCAAGCCTTTGCTATTTCTGTGTGCAATTACACGCTCCCCAGACCTTAGCCGCAATACAAATGATCCAGGAACATCTGTCTTTCTATTCGCCTTTAATTGACGTAAATCTGTATATTGTGGAACCGCAAGCCTACCTGATTTAGCAACACGACGCCCTCCCGTCTGTTGTAAAGTAGCAAAACCTGCCATAGTATATGTTTCTGTCTGCAATCTTTGTATAGTTGCCGGCCGTATCTTGATAGACTTTTCAAAATTTGGTTTACGCAGAACAAACTGCTCATGTAAATGCTCTTTTACTCTTGATTGAATAATCTGTGATGTTTGGGTAAGGCTTTTGGCGGCAACAAATTTAACGTTCTTTTCACCAATGGCTAATAGGTGGCTGATTTTGCCATCGTTAAAAGTCAGTTTTATTACCGCCATAGCCATAAAAATACCGCCCGAAGGCGGTTATACAGGAAGATTCAATTATATGAATTATCGTGCCATTTATTTCAAAAAGTGTAAAGTCCCATTTTTTTTCGTTTTTTGTATCTTGGTTGTTTTTGATTGTTTAGAATATATTTAACATAATTTTTCAGGATATTTTTGTATCTAAAAACCGCAATTTATGTACAAGCTCTTCCACCGTATGTTGATACCTATGTGCCACAGTTTGTCTTGTTAAATGTGTTCTTTTCCCTATTTTTACCCATGAAACCCCACAAGATCGCAACCACAAAATACGTTTGTTTTTGCTATCTTCAATTAGTGGAAACCAGCGCAATACAACCTCCTCCCATATTGATATTTGCCTATTTGTTGGTCGGAATATTTCTTCTGCATGCCTTACTTCTTCTATATCCCACAACAACTCATACCACTCTCTTTTTATATCCCAATGTTGCCCACAAATCCCCCTACGATATACAGGAGGCAAGCTTTTATCAACTTTTACAGCGATATCTAACCACTCAAGGACAATTTCCTCTGTCCATTGTATCTGTTTTGCTTGCATGTCATACCCCCTGATTTTTTGTGTAAAAAGAATTCTCTTTTTCAACCCATTGCACAATATTTATCATTTGAACCCACTGACCGTTTCTTTTCTTCTTCAAACTTTCTTCTGCTTTAATTACAACTGAAAGAGGAAACATTTCTAAAAATGTCTTAAATGCTGGACGCATTTCTGAAATCCTTTCAAAAGAGAAATTATCGTCTATTTGAATTTCAAACGGCTTTTCAACATAGTTTTCAACAGGTTCAGACGAAATACCTCTTTCACTTCTTTTTATTTCTTTTTCTTTTTTATTTTTTATTTCTTCTACATCTTCTATTACTCCTGAAATCATCTCTGATTTCATACCTGATTTCATACCTGATTTCATATCTGATTTCATATCTGATTTCAGAGAAAGACCAAAAGTGTTTTCTCTTTTATTCCGTATTTCTGCAATTCGATCACATTTTTCTTTATATTTTTTTGCGTCTTCTGCTATTTGCTGTTTCATATATTTCCATATGCCTAAGTCACAATCACGGTCTGGATAATAAAAAATGCAACGCAATAGTTCTGCACACTGAGCATCTGTTAAATCCTGAATCAAAACCGACAGCTTTGGATCTATTAGTATTTTCATTTCTATTTCCTTTAGTCAAACAAGCTTGGTTGTTTGCTTTGTTCCTGCCAATCTATACGATATTGCACACAATCTTTTATCTGACCTATAAACACTAATTCTGAGCATTGCCTTATTACATTAGCATTCTTCGTAACTACGAATTGGGGGACCTGTATGCGTCCTTGTAAAAACCAAATACCATGATCTGTTATTTGCCATTCATTGTTGTTTGAGGTAGGAATTGCTAATCCGAAATATCTTAATTTTTGGAAGTTAGCAAACTGTGTGTTATTTAATCCCATTCCATCTAACCTTGCTCGCCCTCCCAGCGCATTTAACCTATACAAACAGGAAATAAGTGTTTTATTTATGCTGTGTTTATATTCAACAGATTTATGTCCACAAGTGGGGCAAATGAATATATTATTTTTCATAGGCACCTCACTTATCTGAATCTATTTTTTTACCGGTGCCTTGAAACATACGACCGTTTTCATACTCTTTGATCGCTTTAATTGGATATAAAACCTTTCCTCCAATCTTTACGTATGTTGGTCCAACACCAATTGAACGCCACTTCTGCAAAGTTGTTGTTTTAATACCCCAATAATTAGCCAGTTCTATTTCCGACATCTTTTCAATGCTTTTTAAAGTATTTATTCGCATAGAAAAACTCCATTTTTGAGTGATTTAACTATGCTTGAACTGTATTGAGATATTCGTTGTGTGTCGGTAGGGGCTATGCACGGAAATTGAGACGTGATTTTTACTAGTTTCTATTTTTTATTCGCAGGAAAACTCATCATGTGTGTCAAATGTATGGGGAACGTACGGAAGAAGAAAGGTCTATACGTATAAAAATATTGAAAACATGCTGTTTTTTTGGCTATTCTAAAAATATGAAATACACAAAAGAGTATATCAGGGAAAAAATTGATGCGGCAATAGCTGAAAATCCAGATAGCCGATATGTTTTTATTACTTTAACAACCGAATGCCCCACACATGAATATATTATTTCATATGATACAAATACAAGAACCGTTCATGCTGTTGTTGAAAAAATTGGCAAACATAAAAAAGTACCTCGTACTCTTTCTGATATTCTACGCAATTAAATTTTTCTTGGGTCTATTAGCTAAATTCAGTCTATATTTTCCGCTACCATTAGATAATACTAATCTTCGCCAGTATTTATTATGACTAAATATACTTTGGATACGTTCACTACCAGAACCAATATCAGAAAGTATATGTTTGCCATATACCCAAGGCACGCCATCTTGATATGCTTTCCAAAGTCTTTCTAATACCTTTGCTTGCATTACACCAAAAGTGTATTCTTGTCCATTAAACAATACACAAGTGAAGTCCTTTGATAACAATTTAAATGTATTTCTAACTGTGTTTAAGCATCTATTTTCAAATGCCTCAACATCTGTAATGGGGATTACCAAATCACAAAATTCCACAGATATATCTATGTTATACTCATCAAAATTTCTTACCTTAACACCGACATCCCTACTTTTAAATAACAAGTAGACATCTCGATGATCTATTTGTCTGTGGCTTAAATTTTCTAATATATTTTTATATCGTTTTCTATCGGAAAAAATTCTTTCTAAAGCGATCTCAAGAACTACGGGGCGAACAAAAAAGCGAATTTCTTTCAACTCCGCTAACGCTTGTATAATATTCAAACTACATTGCCATCTGTCTTGTAATGTTAAAACATCCAAGAATTCCAGAGGAAATTTTAACTTCGTCATTATTCCTCTCTTTATCCCAAAAGAAGAAAGGAGCCGCATAGCGAGCTCCTTTCTTTCCTTTCTTGTTCATTATATAATAGTTTCTGTCAATATCAACAGGAAAGAAAACCTAATTTTTACAATGGGTTATCTTATATTCAGCACCTTGATCTGTGATATAAATTACTATCCTATATATTTTAGAATTCAACATTATTTTTATGTTTATTTTTTTTATATCTTCCCCTATTCTGACATATTGGAATCCGTTGGCTCTGCAACAATCTTTGACTGCTTTTTTATAGCTCTTGGGGTCTTCGCCTAACGGTTCTTCTCGCCAGCGTTTAATCATTGGGTAGCAAATATTTATAACACGACACATTCCCTCATAAACCTCAACCCAGTTTTTGTTATTTATCATTTCTGCCATGTCTACCCCTTATGCCCCGAAAACACGATCTGAACCAATTATTTCCTTGGGTATTTCGTAGCCAATTTTACGTAATAACTTTATGATTTCTTTTTCTGTACGCCCCTGTTCATACCAACACCACGCTGTACTTTCTGTTACATATTTTTCGCCTATTGCCTTACATATTGCTTGTATTCCTCTATCTGTTGTTAACTCACGCAGTAACGCTGATTCATACACATTTTTTGCTTGTTTCATGTTCTATTCCTTTTTATTTGTTTCTTTACAACGCACAAACTACTGAAAGAAACACATAAGTCCAGCGAATAAAGCATAATCGCCGAATAAAACTGATTTTTCCTTATTCTTTAAACAATATACCAAACCAATCGGCCATTACTTTTAAACGCTCTTTATAATTTTTTCCGTCTAATTCTGCATTGAATTGTTTGCGTTCATACGCATCTAATTGGAGTCTTTGCATAAGCCTGTTACATAAACCCATAAGGTAGAAAATATTTCCCTCTGGCCCAGATAGATTTATAACTATTCCTGTAGGATACTTCGCATTATATTGCATCTGCTGGCATGTCGAATACATAATGATCCCCTTTATTAAATTCACATTTTTGTTGTAAATACGCCCACATTTTTTCAAGGTCGTTTGCCGTTGTAAATTCTGAATACAACCAGGTTTCTGGATCTTTCCAGACAGGGTCTTTTTCACAATTTAGTAATTGCTTTATTTCTTTTTGAACATCTTCTCTAACTAATACAGCTTTGATTGCTGTTCTATACAGATACGCAGAATCTATTGGTAGTTTTGGTCTTGCCACCCCATAATACCATGACCACCAATCACTAAGCTTGATCTTATTTAACATTGCTATACGCATCATTAACAGTCCCAAATTGAAATCTCCGGCCACATCTACTAACGAGTCAGCAAAATGTCTTCCATATCTTGAGTTCAAGAAATCTACTATTTCTTCTTCTGTCTTTTCTGGATACAGCCCTTTAATTCGCTTAAGTGCTAACATCCATATATTCCGTGTTATTTTTTCTGTTTCTGCATATATTTTAATCGTTCCCCAGAAACCGAACTTTTTGTTTATCTCTATATTTTTACTCATGTTTTCCTCTTCTTTTATGCAACAACATACTCGAACAAACTCTTAAGTCCAGAGAATAAGAACCACATCCATGCAACTATCCGCATATTGCACTTGCAACATTGTTCACAGCTATAAAAGTCGCTTTATCCGATAAATGTGTATATCCCTCAGTCGTAGTGATTCTACTGTGTCCTGCAGCATCTCGCATTGCTATCATGTTTTGACCAGTATTAGCCCCCATAGTTATAAATGAGTGCCGCAAATCGTGTATTCTCATATGAGGCAAATTTGCCTCTTTTAATACCCAATTAAACGCCTTTCTAATATCCTGTAATGATTGATTTGGATTTAAAATACTTGGGAAAACGTACTTACTATTCAAAACCTTTGCCTCTTTTATGGACATTTCCAATACTGGAATCACCGCATCACAAAGCTTTACATCCCTTGCACCAGTTTTGCTATCGTGCAGGTGTATTATTTTTTCATCCAGCGCAACATCATCTATCAACAAGTCTGTTATTTCTCTACATCTGCAACCAGTTAAAGCCAATACTTTTATAGCTCTAAATATTCGTGGATGCGATTTCCCTTTTGTTGGACCTTCTTCTAATGCTTTAAAGAATGCTTTATATCCTGCTGCATCTAATATTTGTGGTTTAAACTTTTCGTTTGAACCTTTACGAACATATACACACGGATTTGATTTCCTAGGCACATACTTATATGCCTCACACCAATCCCAGAAACTGGACATCAAAGACAATGCTTTATTTGCTGTAGAAAACGATGTTTTTTTCGCCCACAATGCATACGCATCAAGAATATGCCCCTCTTCTATTTCATCCATATACATTTGACCGAATACCGGTTTTAAGTACAATCTTAATTGATCCCAATTACTTTTTTGTGTGCGAGGCTTCTTATACAATTTAGAATATTTTTCCATATAAAGGTTAAATGCATCTAAGAATAAATATCTTTTCTCTTGCTCCAGTACCTGTTGCTTAACGCTATCAGCATTTATCGTATTAGACACACAGCCATCTATTATTTGTCTTTTTATCGCATTCGCTTTTCTCTTTACATCTTCAACGGTTTCATAGTCGCACATTCTTCCTAAGAATATATTTCTACGTTTCATTGACGGTTTTAAAACACAGCCAAGGTAAAAGCTCACATTATCTGTTAGTTTAGAATATCTTAAATACAGACCAGGAATTGTACCATCTGTTATCTGCATAAACTTATCGCCATGCAATTTTTTTATCCAGGTATCTTTAAACACCCTTTTTTTACATATCCATTTTTCTGCCATTTTGCCACCTCTTCAAAACAAACAATGCCGGTAAAAAATATAATATCCAGAGAAAAGAACACATAGCCCTATACCTTGTTCTCTTCAATCCAATCTTTAATATCTTGCAATCGGTATCTGACAACTCTACCCAATTTTATAAAGTGTGGTCCCTTGCCTTGAACCCGATATTTTATGATTGTGTATTTTGCAATTCCTAATAGTTCGGAAAGCTCTTTTGTTGTTAATAATTTTTCTTCTGCCAT